TGTAATCGGTGCATTCATTTTGCTCTATCATGGATTTAAGTTGGTTGTACGGGCATTGAACCATTCAGACTATGCCTGGGTCAATGCGATCCATGTTGTCTTTGTTGCCCCTCTCTTACTCTATATTGGCTATCACAAGAAAGACACCCCGCGATCTGCCTATGAACTCCTACTCATGCTCGGATTTGCAGCGGCAGGATACCACTTGTTCTCTTTAGTACGGCTGCTCGAGATTTATCCCGATTTTCATGATGCATAAGGAGTAGGGACAATGACACACGAATATAGTGATGATGAATGTGATCAATGTATGGCCTATACACAAATACGGAAGGACAGTGATAAATGGGAATGTAGTGTTTGTAAATTGGTAGAGGATATTGTTTATCTTTCCCCCCATCAACCCATTGTCTGGTATCGGTATGAACTCTCATGCGGACACCAAGCCCATTTTCGGTGTTTTCGCACCTGGTGCAAACAAAATGGAATTGCATGCGTAGTCTGTGGGCCCATTGATGAATTCTGTGAAGAGTGCAATGATTTTGATCACCGACAATAGATGAAGAGGGCCTATCGATTTCCGAGAAGATTTTCGCGATCCTATTGTATGAAAACACGATGTCATAAAATGGGATTTACGCAAAAGGCGTCTTGTCGCCCTTATAAAAACTGTTATACGAAGAAGAATACGAAGAAAAATAAGCGGTAATCAGTCTTAAGCCATAAGATGCCGAATGGCCTCAAATGTGTTATCATTTGCGACATCCATGCATTTTTTACAGTGATAATAAAAGCCGCAACTCGATGAAAACTCAGTATCACAATCCGTGCATGTAATCACCTTGGTTTCCGGATCCTGCTGCATTTTCTCCTTCAGTTCTTCTTGATAATGGACGCGAAGACAATGAATGATGCAGTTTCCTTTCGTAAGAGCGGAAAAGGTACAATCTTCAAAGGGACAGCCAAATCGATTGGCCTCTTCCTTCTCCAATTCAGGGTGTTTCGAGCGCACATGAAGATCAAGTGTTTGCTTTTGAAGAAATCCCTTTTTGCATACTTTGCAGACATGATCGAGTTCTTCAAGGTGTTTTTTCATATGGTAATGCATCGAATTTTGACGCTTTTTAACGATGTTGCACTGGGGGCAAACAAATTCGCCCTTATCGTTCTTGATATATTGCAGCATGGTGGTACCCGATTGGGGGCGAAATGAGATTTCAATTTTTTGTCTCATCGTCTAATTATTAATGGCTCCTGTGGTTTAGGTTCTAATCGATAGGAGTTATACTGTATATTCTATTAAAAATAGTATAAAGAATACATATTTTCAGACAGAATCTACCTTTTGAATATCAAACACAAACACTGCAATGGAACTCTTTTTCTTATCTGATCGAATGCGGTTAATGATCCATTTCCGATGATCATGTTCGATGATGCGACCCACCGACAGGTAAGGGCCACCATCAGGATCTACCGATTGCATTTCGGTTTCATTCCTCATTGACATCGAATAATAAAGGACATCATCACATGTAACCGTTAGAGTGGTTTCATCACTTGATACTTTATAGTGTCGCTGCGTGTTGTAACGACTTCTCTCCATCCACTCCATGATGATTTTGAAAAGTTAGCATCATGAATCAATTTTTACGATGACTTGCTATCCATCATATGTGTCATACTTTCAATGATATCAACAATGTCTTCATCCATCTCATCCCCCACATACTGTTTATGATAATAGCGCCACAGACGATCCATCTCATAGAGAACTCGTGCATAAGTGGCGAGATTGAATACGGGCGAGACCGACCATTCGTCGAGAAGTGTCTCCAGCATGTCTGCAATGGCACCTGCCGTCTCATGAAGATACGGGTCTTTGTTATAGAATCGCTCCGACATTGCTTTCCATGATAGATCCGAGTAGGCGTAAAGGTAGGTTGACCGCTGTTGATACCAGTCTTCATTTGGCTGAATACCATAAATCATCATATGCTGACTTTCTCTCACGAGAAGGATAAGCTGTTCGTGATTCGTATACTTATCCAATTCAGAAAGTTCCTCTTCAAGCTCGTCCATCTCTGTCGGTACCATTTGATAAGGGTCTCATTGATTTCAATTTTTATTCAACGGTTTCATACAATATATAAAATGCAATAAGGAAGGTAATGATGATGGATTCTCGCATTCTATCTTGTAGATCATTTATACCTTTGGAGATTTAAACACATATTTATATCTATAAATAATGTCAGAAGATTTTGATTATATCCCATTTAAATATGATTGGCATAAAAATAAAAATACCTTACGATACAAAAATACTCATTATGAATTTTGTAAAAATGATAAAATAGAATGTCGTAGAAACCTTAATAAAGAGGAAATCCCTGTTACATCAATCGATGATTATTTTGATGGTAACCTTTTCCATTCTATTTATGGATACACTACCCATCAATCAGCCCCATTACATAAAGAACATCTTTGGTCAAATGTAGAACATGCACTAGAAGATGAATCGACAAAGATAATTAAAAAATGGGATCCTTACAATGGTGTAGTTTGCCGAACTTTTAATATTCCTGTTAAAAACTACATTCTTAAAGATAGTGTGATACATAAAGAATTGACTTGGTTAAAATGGAATAAACAGTATTATAATCCAAACTATTTATACACATTTGATGGTAATGAAGATGATTCTGCAGGTGTATTACAAAAATACTGTCCATTAACATGGACAGAACCAGAAATAGACAATATGGAATCAACAGGGCGAAGAATATTTAGTCAAAGGAAAAAGAAAAATAAATTGGTTCAAACAAGAGAATGTTATTATCAAATTGATCTCGGCTCTATCAAACATATCCAATCCATTGTTACTTTTGGTAAATATCCGAGTAAAAGACCCTTTCCAAGAAGAAAATATAATTATAATAGTTATTATTGTAATACGAACAAACCATATGTTAATGTTATTGAGGTCATAAATGATGATTCATATGTTACAAACTATTCAGTAGCATATAAAGATTCTCAAACTCAAAAATGGGTGTACTATAACGAATTCGAAGGTAATATAAATTCATATACTGCAAAGATCAATCCAGTTGACATTTATTCTAGATACATTCGAATTACACCATTGAAATTTGTTAAAACAAAAAGCATGATAATCTATGTGTATGTTTCAAAAAATACACATAAAAATGAGTATGATAGTGAAGATGAAGAAGTGGTTCGTTATACTTTAGTGCCTTCCAATCATACACAATTACGATACGATGGATATGGCGAACGCTGTTGGTCACCTGATTATTTCTATGCGCAATATGATAAAACGGTAAGAAAAGCAAACATTAAAAATATGATGGAGGATCAACTTGAAAGTATTGATTTTGATTTATAAAATCTGCATTTTAAATGTCAAACGGTATAAAAATTTCTGCGCGTATGTTAGAAATGTCCGATAAAGTTAAAGCAGTTGGCTCAAAAGCGGAGGTATTCCATGGAACGGCTAAGCACACGTCCGGCGGCCTGAAGAAGAAGGATCTGATGAAGCACCACGGTCGCATCATCTCGCGCAAGAAGCATGCGGCGGGCAAGAAGGCGATTAAGCATCTCTTTGCGGCGGGCTACAAGCCCAAGAAGGGCACTTTCAAGCTGATGCGCAAGTCGATGGCTCATAGCAAGAGCCATTCAAAGCGTCACTCGAAGCGCTCCAAGCGTCATACGCGCCGCCGTGGTGGGGCGGTGACTCCATTCGCTGATATGAAATCAAGCGCTGGTTCCGTGTCGCCGACAGCGGCATCGACTGCAGGCTATGCTATGCAGCACTCCAAGTAAATATATTACATTTTTACATATTTATTTTATTTTCATAAAAATAAAATAAATGATCTACTGAAACACTACCTACGAATGCTGAAGCTGTTCCGATACAATAAGCAAGAGATCTGCCATCTGCTGACTCGATAACGGATCTCCTGAATTCTGCGACACAGGATCGTACCAATACAGTGCTCCTCCCTTATTTCCTTCCTCCTCCTTTGACCATGCCAAGCCTGCCGATGCAATCCGTAACTCCTGTAAAATCTCTTTGTGCTCCTTCTGACTATAGTTCGGGCGATGAATGGCCTGTAGCAACTTATAGACATAGTCCGCATAACTCGTCGTCAATTCCTCGATCGGAGCGAAAAAGATGGCATCATACGGGTGAAGCCGAAGCACATTGGAGGATGTAATATGAACCACCGTGGTGGCCCGATTCAGTTTCTGCCAGAGACCCTCGGGAATTGACAGCTCTTCACAAACCATTAAGAGCGGCTTAGGGGCATAGGTCAAATAGGTTAACACCAGCGTCCAGTCTTGGGTATCCTTGACCTGAAAGCTGGCGTCATATTGTAGCGGAAGATGGCGGCTTAGCGCAAATGAGGTTTTCGAGAGGAGAATCTTCTTCTTGAACGGGTCCCGCAGCCGTTGAATGGATTCCATGATCGGCGGATACTTTTGTTTCGGGAAGGGACCCTGATAGAGAATCCTACATCCGTGAAGGTTGGCATTGAAGGCATCCAGTTTAATGGTTGACTCTGCCATGTCTATTGTTTGCTATCATCTGTACGACGGGCATTTAACCGCGTACAATGAGATGAAAAGCCATATACCAGGGCGTATCCAAGCACATACTGTGAAATCTTATAAAGCGTATAGATTAACGAATTTCCAGTCTTAAATTCCCACTCGAATAGGAAAAAGCGTCCATTGATTGCCAATTGTAAAAACTGATACATAATAATGAGAATGATGATAAGTGGATAAAAATAGGATAACATGCCAAGCAGAATGTGGCTGATAAAATACAGCGGAGGAGTCTGAAATTGCATTCTGTTTAGGGTCCAATAAAAATAAATGGAGAGCATAGAATGAATCTCTCGGTTTATCTTAAAACGGCCGCGGTACTCTTTTTTGTAGATCTTTTTTGGCTCGGGACAGGTGGTATCTATGGGCGCGCGGTGATTGAGCGCGTTCAGGGCGAATCGATCTCCTTTCGCGCGATTGGTGGTATCATTGTCTATCTGTTTTTGGCCTATCTTGTATTGGAAACAACCTCTTATCAACAGGCATTTTTTCACGGACTCGCGGTCTATGGTGTATATGATTTTACCAATTATACGGTCTTTCGGCAATACGACTGGAAGTTTGCCATCGCGGATACCATCTGGGGCGGTATCCTATTTGTCTGCTCCCGTTACCTATTGAAGCGTGTTTTCTAATATGAGGGTTACATATTGTACCAGGTCGATAGTAGATTCAGCGCATGAAGAGTGACAAATAGCCACAGAATGTGTGTAATGATTGGCGGAAACTCGTTTTTAGGGTGAAATGTATTGTCCTCATCAACTCTGTTTGGAGAATCATGATCGTGACTTAGAAGTGTTTGAATGGCTGTGCGGCAGCGAAGGCAATTGACATCGCGAATAAGCATATGTACGATATCCTCGTCATCGGAAACCAATTCGGGCATCTCATCATCTGACTCTTCATCGGATTCATCCTCCGATGATTCAACCAGTTGTGGGATATCGTTAGATGATTCGTCAGATGATTCATCGGATGATTCATCATCGGATGATACCAGTGGTGGCATGTCGTCATCTGATTTATTAATTGTAAGGGAAGGAACAGTAGATTTCTGTACCTCTTGCGGCTCTGCCAAAGGCTTTACCTCTACAGGTTGCTCTTGAGACTCCTCTACCAAAGGCTTTACCTCTACAGGATGCTCTGCCACAGGCTCTGCCAAAGGCTGCTCCTTCTGATGCTCTTGCGGTTGCTCTGCCACAGGCTCTACCACGGGCTCTGCCACGGGCTCTGCCACGGGCTCTGCCACGGGCTCTGCCAAAGGCTCTGCCAAAGGCTCTACTGCAACACAAGACACCAAAGTATCGTCATCTGTATCCTCCACATTGCTCCACGACATCTCCTTGTCATCTGGAGAGCCCGTTACAGACGCGGATTGGATAGCGTTAGAATCAATGTCGGATGGAATGTTGCTCATGATTTTCCCTATTATGATGAATAGAGAATAGTTTAAGTTCTGTTTTAAAAATTGAATTCAAATCGATTCAATTTTTAGATCAACCATGGATATCGTATGTACGGGATCCATTACAGTACCAACAGAAAAGAGACTTCACAAAGTGCTTCGCCCTGGATATGTTCTTCATGCAGGCGAACAATGCAACGACGGTCGTCCCATTACTGAATCATGGCGCTATCAACAGGCCCAGAAACAGGGTAATCCCATCGTTTGTACGAAGATGAAAAGACCGAAAGTGGCATGTCCTAAAACGAATCAAGAGCTCTGGGTCGATAAATATACTCCTTCCACGATTGCTGAAATCATTGGCCACAAGGAGCCCATCCAGCAATTGACCCAGTTTCTTCAAGCGGGTCAGGGCGGGATCTTGATTGTTGGCCCACCTGGCATCGGTAAAACGACCACCGTTCATGTAGTTGCCCGCGAGCTTGGCTACAAAGTGGTCGAGCATAATGCATCTGATACCCGTTCTGTGTCCCTTTTACGCGGTATGATCGCACTTGGAATGAAGCGCCTCCAAAAAGAGGTCGTCATCATGGATGAAGTGGACGGACTATCAGGCGGAGGAGAACGCGGTGGTATCGGCGAACTGGCTGATCTCATTCGAAAAAGTAATGTTCCCATCATCTGCATTGCGAATCAACTGCCGCCTAAGCTAAAACCGCTCCAGAATGCCTGCCAGGTCATCAAGTTTCATCGCCCTGTTAAATCTACTATCGCTACTGCTCTTCTTGGAATCACAAAGAAAGAGGGACTTACCATTACCAAGGCGGAACTGGAGGGTATGTGCGAAACAAGCGGTAATGACATTCGCTCCATTCTTAATCGCCTGCAGTTCGATGGAAAAGTGAAACATGTTGGCGGAGAGAAAGACGCGATGCTTCGTCTTGATCTATTCTCTGCTACGCAGCGACTCATCGGAAACAAACGCCTGAGTCTGACAGAGGCCGAGGATCTCGTCTATGTGGATTATGGTATGGTTCCTCTCATGGTACAAGAAGGATACCTGGGGGCCAGTCGTGGATCCTTAGAGGATGCCGCAGCTGCGGCAGAGGAGATTTCCTTCGGTGATCTCATCAATCAGCGCCTCTGGCGCACCCAGGATTGGAGCCTGTTACCACATGTCGTTCATTCCACGGTTGCAGCAGCACGAACCGTCCAGGGCCCTGCGCCCTTCCAGATCTTTCCACAGCTTCTCGGCAAGAATTCCAAACGGGCCAAGCATCGCAGACTCTTGGAAGAAGTCGGTCGTATTCGTCATCAATCTGTTCGATCCATGCGTCTCTATGAACTGGAGCCCATGGAAAAGATTCTCTTACAGCCCCTCCAGAAAGAGAAGCCCGACATCAAAGGTGCGATTCAGCGAATGGATGCTATTCATCTGACACGCGACCATCTTATGGAGAATATTGCAGAGAATCTCTTTTATCCGACGGAGATTCCTACCAAAGTAAAAACGGCCTTTACGCGCGAATACAACAAGGGGCATCAGGGCGTGCGCAAAGTGAAAGAGGATCCAGAGGACGATCTTGATGATCTTGACGATCTAGAGGAAGACATGGAAGAATTGGATCTATAATGGGGTGTCCCTATTTTTCTATCCTATAGTAGAATGGAAACCATAACTACTCCACCCCCACTACCTATACCCTCCGCGGCCGTGCCAAAAATCGAACAATCCAGCGACACACTATTTGGTACTGTGAGAATGACATTTTATATCACTTATGTTCTTCTTCTTACCACGGGAACAATTACATTAGTGGAGGCTCTTCGTACGACACAGCCTGTGGTACGACATATCATGAATCTTGAGACTTGTATTTCCATTATTGCAGGATATTTCTACGCACAATTTATTGAAAAAGTGAATAATGCAACCGGCCCCATTAACTACAAAGCCATTAATGAGATGCGCTACAGTGACTGGTTCATTACCACGCCACTCATGATTCTGGTGATTATGTTATCGCTTTCCTATCAGTCAGGCAAACACTCTATTCATTTTGGATCCTATGTTACTGCGGTTGTATTAAACTTTGGAATGTTGTTCTCGGGTTATCTGGGCGAAAAGGGTACCATTTCAAAACAGACAGGATTACTTGTCGGATTTCTATTCTTTTTTGGACTTTTTGGACTTATTTTTCTGCAGTATGTGAGCGGATCCAATCAAACCTTTAACTATGTCCTCTTTGGAGTCTATTTCCTTATTTGGTCTCTTTATGGCGTGGCATACATGATAGAGGAACAGAAGAAGAATGTCATCTATAATGTACTTGATTTGTCAGCCAAATGCTTTGTGGGTCTTGGGCTATGGGCCTATTTTACCAAGATTATTGTGCAATGATTAGACATATTTGTTTAATTGTACCGGTAATCCATGGCCAAATAGAATCATATAGATTAACACGCCCGATGCGATCAAAATGCTTCTATTTTCGGCCACAATCTGCTGTTGTCCACCAAATATCATGATCATATATAGTACAATTCCAATCATCACTGAATGCAATAACATCATCAACCCTCTCTCCATTTTATACTATATAGATCTAAATAAATGGATCATACGCCCAGTTCAGAAGCGCCTGGCGCTGTCGAGGACGACAAGATACATCGCCTGGTTTGCAATTAGCTTTAATCGCACCTGCATGTCGTCGAAAGGCCATCCATCGCTTGATTTGTACTTCGTCCATTTCTGGTTGGCGTCTACCCATCCAGTAGCGGCAATACCATTGGAACCATCCACGAATGTCCTTATTTTGTTCTGCATCCGATAGAATGGCATACTGTTTAGCAATAGTATCACCTCCTGGTACCCATCCATATTCCACCCATTTTCCGAGAGATAGTCTTGAATTAATTTTAAAATAATTAATTTCCAGGTCGGGCTTTTCAGGTGATAATTTCCCCTTTTTGATCGCATTTAAAAACCATTCTTTGGGAAATTCGAGAATGCAGTCATTTAGGTATTTTCCCTCAAATATTCCCATCGAAAGCATTTCAGCAGGAGTATAATAGGGATCAAACTCTAGATTCTTTCCTGGGTTCTCCTCTAATACATAACTGTACCCGTGCTCCATTTTGTTATCCACCGTAACCTTTGTCCCTTTCTTATAATCTTTGATGGAATTTCCCTTTGATTCTAAGATTTTTAGCATATCTTCCACCGTTTTGATTGATTGCACCCTCTTATCTTTGAAATGCATCCTATTGTGTTTGGCTATAAAATTTGATTCCCATTTTCTCCCGAATTGTGGCAGAACCCATGCAGCGTTATACTCCTCCCAAACCCGCCCCTTTGCCTGCTGATTTTGACGAGTTTTATGCCTCGCTCACGCCTCAAGAAAAGGAACTTCATGCGTTAGCGACAGAATGGCTGGGATCATCTTACTTTATCCAGTGGACGCATATGTATACGAAATGGAAGAAGGAGAAGGCAAATAAGTGATTATTTCGTCCATCCACAGTTCTCCTCTGAAAATTCGTCATCAATCCCCTTTTCTAAGATATTTCGTTCTATCCCTCGTAGTTTCAAAATGGGTGTCTGATAACTTGGATCTAAACATGCAGCACGAACCGCCTTTTCCGAATCCCATTTGGCATCCACCAAATATCGAAAGGGACCGTCTTCCGCCTTTCTTAAAATCATTGATTCCATTGGATACTGATCCAGTTGAAGCACCTTTTGAGCGGATACATGCATCGCCAAATAAATAGGTATCGTTATTTTTTCGATATCAACACCCATTTGTATGCGAGAATTGACATATTGCTCCACACAGGAATACTGCGCTATTTTGGAAAACTCATCTCTCCATTTCTTCACAAAAGGGCTCCCCTTATTACAGGCAAAAAACCAATTTTCAATGACAGGAGTGGTTTTTGTCATCCCGTCAATGTAAAATCCAGAAAACTCAGCATATTTAGGAAAGAGCCAGTCATCCAACGGTGCCTTTAGGATGATCGAGGAATCAATCCATATACCGCCATGTTCTGCCAAGACCCAAACTCGTACCAAATCTGCAAATCGAGCAGGCATATCATTAAAATTAGGGTGAGAGGTTAGCTCATTTGGAATCGTAACATATCCCTGATAATTATTTTTTGTCAATAGGACAATCTCATAATCCGGATTCCATTTGGCCCATCCTTGCATACACATTTTCACGGTTTTGGGAATGCGATCCTCGCGGTCCCAGTAGGTCCAAATGCGTTTCGGAGCCTGATTGTAATTTTTTCTCTCTCGAAATGCGAGTGCCATTCCAATGAAGATGATTACAATGAGAATGATAAATATGAGATGACTCTCCATTCCTATTATTTTAATTTAATAAAAATTGAAATAATAGACCATGTACGATAACATAAACATGATATCTTTAGCACGCATCGCACCCTTCTATACAAAGCAGCGTACACAACATCGTACAGAGAATCGAACCCTCTTTGCCCTTCCTCCCTCTCTCCTGCGCAATATCATTCAACGCTCCCAGCTGAGCCAGACTGCGACCGCTACTCCCACGATTCCCGCTACGACAATTCCCTTACCAAAGGAAACCTTGGGAGAGTAAATGGACGGCAGTTTATGACGCATGATGATGTACCATGCCACTATCATTCCATATGCTATGAAAAGCGAATGAACATACAATGGTAGGCCCAGAACCAGACAAGGAACCACATGAAATAGGGCATCATAAAAGATCATCACGCCTGTTTTTATTGAATCGGATAATACTAGCCCATCTGGTGTAAAGGAGTCTATTAGATCATGATACACTTCGATCAAATTCCCTGAGAACCACACCGTAGCTACCGCAACCATAATAAGCAGGGTGGAAGCGCGAACCACATCTTGCATGAGAGCGGGCATCCAGGGAATGAGGAGAACCCCGCACACATTTGCATTGGTGAGCATTCCAAGAAGCCGCTCCATCTATGTCTGATGATAAAACAAATAGCATAAAGAATGCATCGCTATTCTTTTTAGTATGGCGACCAAAATGATGATGCCCGACGGCGTTGGCTTTGTGGAACTCCTTGAGACCTTCGGTGATGATTTGACCGTCGTCAATGCCGCCCGTGTTTCTTTTGACAAGGTGTCCCATGAACTGACGGAGGGCGATAAGAAGCTCATCCACTATTTGGCAAAGCACGATCATGTGAGCCCGTTTTTCCATCCACAGGTGCGTTTCCGTTTGAAAATGCCCATTTTTGTCGGCCGCGAGTGGTTTAGACACACGATTGGCTTTGCTCGAAATGAAGTGAGCCGTCGTTATGTGGATACTCCGCCCGAGTGCTGGGTTCCGAAAGCAGAGGAGATCCGAGAACGCGACCCTAAGGTAAAGCAGGGATCTAAAGCGACACCTGTGGCGGATGCCGATATGGTGCATCAGATCATGCATGAGCAAACCGAATCTGCGCTTCGAACCTATCATGATTTGCTCTCTAAGGGTGTAGCGCCCGAAGTGGCGCGTGCTGTGCTCCCACAAAGCATGTATACGGAATTTATTGAGACAGCATCTCTTGCAGCCGTTGCACGCCTTTGTCACCTTCGCTTGGGATCCGACGCTCAAAAAGAGATTCGGGACTATGCATCTGCAGTAAATCAGTGTCTGGAAAGCGCATTTCCCGTTTCATGGAAGGCACTACAGAGTACTTTTTAACGAAAACGATGATAGGCATAATATGCAACGAGTCCAATGCAAACGGCTTTACTCATTTGGGCAATGGTCCAGTCCGTATGTGTAATAAGCCTGTGCGTTTTATAAAAATCAGGAGGTACCTCACAAATGGCACATCCTTTCTTATTTTGAATGTCCGTGGGAGATCCGCTCTGTAATAATTTGACTTTCTTGCAGCTTACGATTTGCATTTTGTGATAAAAACAATAAATAGACACCCAGAAATCAATATGACAGTGAATCGGATAGACATCCTTTAAAAAGCGCTCAGCAGCGGACCGCGTGATCACATAGCCATGAAATAATACAAATGCATCCACTTTCACAAAATCAGATGCAGCAGGTTCCTCTGGAATCTCTGTCTGATCCTCTACGATATGACTCAAGGTCCATAGATCCCATTGTTTCGAATTCTTCATGATATTGGATTTCGAAAGACATGCATTGGCCTTCTCCATAAAATCAGGTGGCACCACCGCGTCATCTTCAAATACAAGACACACCTCTTGATTATTATCCACCATCCACTGCCACACGGCAATATGGGACAGCGCACATCCTACTCCGCCCGCACTATCCAATTCCTCCATCGATCTCCGTGTGTTTGTATTAATGTTTCGTTTGGTTAAAAGGGTGATACGCGAATCATTCATATAATCGAGTTTTTTACCATCTACCCCCAGAAATCGTTTGACATTCAACCCTTGAATTCCAGGCTGATCCTGAAACCTTTTCCATCGATCTAATCGTCGGTCTAATGTAATACAAAAAGCTGGAATCGTATCAATTGACCACGATGACATGCTATCCTATTATTCATTGATAGAATTCATTGGATGAATTTTATACTCCGTAGTAAAAGTATTCCACTCACATCATGGTTCTACATAATAAAATTGATAGGGGTGACCATCATCCGTCATGGTAGACATGGGACACCTTTCCTTAATTATTGGCTGTATGTTTGCACAGAAAACCACGGAACTACTACGACGGATTCGCCGTTACAAGTCCATTGGATACAGGGTCTTAGTAGTAAATTACAGTGCGGATACACGCTACGGAAAGGAGTGCATCGCGTCTCATGATAAAGTGTTAGAGCAGGCGGTTTGTGTAGATACCCTGGCATCCATTCAGCATCTCGTTCAATCAGGCGACTATCAAGTGATCGCCATCGATGAGGGGCAATTCTTCCCCGATCTCTTTGACTATATCACATCATGGGCCGATTCACTTCCTCTCCACATTGTGATCTCGGGTCTGAATGGTACCTCCGAGCGAAAACCCTTTGGCGATCTTCTTCGGCTGATTCCACATGCGGAAGAGGTGGAACATCTCAATGCCTTTTGCGCCCAATGTAGTGATGGAACGATCGGTGTCTATTCAAAATACATGGGACAATCAAAAGATACGGTTGCCATTGGGGGTGCCGACCTCTATCAACCCGTATGCCGAGCCCACTTTCTATCTACCTGATACAATAAGGAGACCATTATTTTTATCGAAGCCTATTAGAATGTCTCGAATCTATGATGCTTCCCAGCTTACTATTCGGCGGGGTGAAAAGGCAATTGCGGGTAGCTTTCTGACACCGGCAGGAGATGGTCTTAATCCTTCCAATATTCGTGGGTCTCGTCCCTATCTTGGAATCAAGGCGCAATCCATTATGAATGCAGTTCGAACAGGTTCAATGACGGAATATACTCGCTATCCTACTTGTGTGGGAATTAGCCCTGGTTGCCCGTGCCCTCAGACGAATGCATCGGTGATTACTGCCCCCTATGTACCTGCCATTCCAGGCCAGGTGACAGGAATTACCTTTACGGTCGGATCGATTATTGTCTCCTGGAATGCTCCCACCACAGGAGATGGTCCCTTTACCTACACCGTAACACCCTATTTGAACGGGATTGCCCAGTTATCTGTTACCACGACTGCTACTACCTATCGCTTTACCAATCTTGTGGAAGGACAATCCTATACCTTCTCCATTTGCGCAGCAAATGCCGCGGGCCAAGGAGGTATCTGCCCCTCTGGTTCGGTGATTGCTCCACCTGAGGAGCTGTCCGCCATTTTGGCGGGTAGCAATCTCCCTATTGATGTGGCACCTTCACTCATGTATATCTTGAATGTTGGCCTCGACAATCTGCTGAATAACATGGCCTCTACAGGAACGGGACCTACTATTAGCTCTCGCCTCATGTACCTCTGGGTCGCCTCTGTCGCACAGGCGTGGAACTGGGTATGCTCTGATTCACGCGTAGCAGGAACACATGACGGCTGGAACTGGGACTGGAATCCGACAGCGGGAACAGGACCAAGAGGGATTACCTTAGCACCGTTAACGGATTGTGATTGCATTATTTGGACGAGCAAGGCGATTGATTACATCACCCCCTTCATTGTTTCTTCGGCGCCATCCTGTACTTACAACTATTCAGCAACGGATGTGGCACGCGTTCAAACGACAGGTCAATGGGACGCCTGGAAGGTACAATGGGCCAGCTGGTTAGCCGAACGCCAATTAGATGGATCCGCCGCCGCCAGAACGACCATGCCGGTTTCGACTGCATCGGCAACCATGCCTGTGAGCGCCACGCCTGTTTCGGGCTCTGCGAACTGGATCGATACGACACAAAAGACCATTGTTGTGAACCAAGTCTCTACCGATATTCAGAGCTTTCCTGAGCCACAGGGATGGTCTCGTCTTACCATCAATGGAAACATGCAGAGATATGCAACATGGTTGTGGGACACTGTTCGATCTACTTGTTTGACGGCCAGTCAGGAGCAGGATATTACAACAACCGTCGGTGCACCTCTTGCGAATACAGCACGCGACGCTGAAATCGATGAGGTCAAGGTCATTGCTGCAAATCTGACCGATGCCCAAAAGATTCAGGCCGAGTTCTGGGCGGGATCCTCTCCTGGAACCATTTCCCCGCCTCTCATGAGCATGTGGCTGTGGAAAGAGTACATGCGCTGCAGTTCCGTTTCATGCCCCGCGCTTATCTTTTCGCTCTTGGATCTCTCCATTCATATGTTTGAGGGTGGCCGTGTGACCTGGGGTCTTAAGGGTCTCTATATGCAAGATCGCCCCATTCAAGAGATTCGTCGCCGCTACACGGGTCAGCAGATTAGTTCTTGGAATGGACTTATCGATGGTGGACTATGGGTTCCCTATCAGCCCTCCAACTTTGTGACGCCACCCTTCCCTGACTTTCCATCGGGTCACAGCAACTTTACAAAGGGATTCGCACTTACGATGACGAAGTGGTTTGGTGCAGACATTGTAAAGACGACGACGACTTATGACAAATTGCCGCTTATGACGACGACCATTACCTCCAATCAGACGGCACCTTATGGCGACTTTACCATTGCAGCGGGAGCATCGTCGATTCAGCCAGGCGTGACACCCGCTGTGCCAGTTGTCTTCAGCTTTACTGCCTGGGATCAGATCGCAGATGCAGCAGGAATGTCGCGTATCTATGGTGGCATTCACACGGAGAATGCGAATGCTGCTTCGAAGCTTAGTGCTGATCTCACCCATGTTCTTATCGATTCGAGCTGGAACATTCGGGCGACACAACCACTTGCAGCCGTACCTGTGTTTAATGAAATCGTTCAACCAGATGCCGACGCGGCGTCTATTGATGATTTGATGAATCAGCCGATTGCACCAGTTGCTGCGGCTGCGGCTGAGGCAGAAGCGCCAGCACCAGAAGCGCCAGCACCAGAAGCACCAGCCACCTTGCCTGATGCCCAGCCCTCCGCCCAACCCGAAGAGGCTTCTCTAGAAGGAGCGCCCACCCAAGGAGAAGTGCCAGCGGTAGAACCAGAGGCGCCTACCGCCCAACCTGAGGCCCAGCCTGCCGCCCAACCTGAGGCCCAATCACCCGCTCCTGAAGCTCCTACAGAGCCAGTAGCACCCGCAGAACCTGAGGCGCCAGCTCCTGAAGCTCCTGCAGACCAGCCACCAGCCCCTGAAGCTCCTGCGGAGCCAGTAGCACCCGCAGAACCTGAGGCGCCAGCCCCTGAAGCTCCTGCGGAGCCAGTAGCACCCGCAGAACCTGAGGCGCCAGCCCCTGAAGCTCCCGCGGAGCCAGTAGCACCCGCAGAACCCGCTCCTGAAGCACCAGCAGACCAGCCACCAGCCCCTGAAGCTCCTGCGGAGCCAGTAGCACCCGCAGAACCCGCTCCTGAAGCTCCTGCGGAGCCAGCTCCTGAAGCTCCTGCGGAGCCAGTAGCACCTGCGGAGCCAGTAGCACCTGCAGAGCCAGCTCCTGTTGAATCTAGTGCATAATGATTAATCATTTTGTTGTGATATGATGAATTCTCTTTATATGACGACATTTCCACATAATACACGAATACGCTCCGAATGACTATACCATTTCCTCCATTGTTCCATGCGTATCCAGCCTTGACGAACCGCAGCTGCTACACTTTGAACAAGTAGGGTATATTCCTGTTTAGAAACCCCACAGTTGGCGTAGTGCGAAATGCATTCATCAATCGTATACATTTGAATCGGCTGGCCGTTTTGTGAGCGAACATGATTATGAAAGGCAAACAACCAATTACGAACCGTTTCGCGCAAGGTCTGACCATAGAGCCCTCGAAGGGGTGGCGGAGGATTACCACTGCAATAGGCTACTGCATGTTGCTGACAATTTTTACAAGGAATGATCTGAGGAAGGGTTGTCAGCATGATCTCCATAAAGTTTGCCTGATCTGTGTCAACGATCGTGTTTCCTGATTGTCCCATTCGCTCCGCGGTGCAGTGTAAATATTTCCATATAATGGGCCCCCACTGTTCGGCCTCTAGGAGTTGATGGGAATCAATTCCCATGAGAGGGATCGTACCTCTCTTTTTACCACAGCCACAACTCATCGTTCTATTAATGCTACCGATAAAGAATGCTTTATGTTCTATGATGAGTTCTTAGAAAGACATCATCATAGCGACGCACTGTTTCGATCAGTGGACCTTTAGGTTATGGGCCTAACGCTCTTCCATCGGAGCTTCATCGCTATTCGTTGTACCGTTATGAACGGCACAAAAGAATAATAGCCCATGTGGGACTTGAACCCACAACCTTGCAATTAGAAGTTGCACGTTCTGTCCGATTGAACTAATGGACCTACTGAGAACACATATGGCTCTACTCTACTACAACTATATTGTCTTTAGGCTCTGTATCATACTTCCAGATGAAACCGCCAGCTGTTCTACTGCGCCCTGCTAATACATGACTTATACTTTTTCGGTTTACACCAGATTTAATAGATGCTTCTTTAATTGAACGAAATGACTCTAATTGTGTATTATCCTTTGAATATTGTGATATTTTTCTTCCAATTGCAAGTGTCATAATTTCACTGTGTTTCTTTTTATCTTTTACACCATTAATCATACCCTGATTCTTTTGTGTTTTATAATATTCTTTTAAACCTTCACTTATCTTCTTTTTACAATCATCTGTACTTGAATGACCACCAATTCGCCCCTCTTTTAAGGCTTTTTGCCATTTCTCTGATTTTCGTAAAAGTTCACCAATATTATGTGTACTATTAATAGTTTAGCACGTTCGCTATGTTTTCGTAACATTTCAGGTGTATTATGATATGCAATCGATTTCTGACTCAATATTTTCTTTGTTTTATCGCTATGATGTTTTCCTAAAAATGTTGGTCCTCTTATTCCTCCTACTGCAACATTATATCCATTTGGAGACATGCTATTATATTTTAAAATGTATTCATTCTCAAATTTGAATACATCTTCATTGAAGCAAATAATAAGGACCTCAAACTTAAACGCATCTTCTCCATATTTCTTAAATGCTTTTTGCAGGAAAGGGCAACCAATATCGGCTCGTATAGCTGATTTATGATGCGACCATCGTTCATTTGGATTTGCTTGAGTTGTCACTCCAATATAACATTTATTATTTACTGTATTTGTAATTTTGTATATGTATCCCATTATGTTATATACAAAATACTATTTTAAGTTTTGTTTGCGAATCTAAACCCGACCAGCCTACGATAGTGTAATGAGCGAGTACTTTGTCGTTCTCAGTAATCTCTCCTCTCTCCCTTGTATTATGTACTATCAGTACCATAAAAAATACTTCTATTCCCTTCAAATCCTTTTTAATTCTCTCTTCTCCTTCTTTCATCATTTGAAATGGTCCAGTCTATATCAACTTCATGATGGTGGACTCTTTAATTTTCTAGATGGACTCTATTCCTATTTATCCATCTATCTATTTTTGATCTATCTTATGCTCTCCAACCACTATGAACTCCGCACGGAACTCTTTTTGATCCAGACCATTCTTCTCTCCATGGTGTATATCAATCTGGACGCAGTTATTGTCTTACCTGTTACTGTCTTTCTAACTCTTATTATCACAGGCGTTCATTATCAGAAAATGAATACAGTTGCCATGTATAATCCTTATTTGCATCTCAGTATTGGATTGGCCGCGGCCGATCTTACCTGTTTTTTTATAGCAGTTACCTATGAATACAATTATTTTCATGCCGTGCATCATTTGATCGCATTTAATTTACCAATCTTTGTCGATAAATATGTATCCACACTTCGTAGCCCTGCAGAACCATCTGCCATACGACTGGAATCACCCGTAATACGACCGATTAATTCTTCTTAAAGAGGGATAAGAGACCATCGCAGCACATACCTGTCACTTCTTTGACTTTTACATTCAAATTCTGGGACACATCAATCATGGTTTCTAATAGCGCCTCTGCCGTGCTATCATAAATCATCAGTAGCACTGCCTGTTTCTCCTCCTCCTTGATACAGTCCTTTATCAGGAGTTTGCCGACTTCCAGCGCAATCAGCTTCTTATCCTTACCCGCTAACAATGCATCCTTCAGTTTGACGCTTTCCAGCAGCTTAATAATCGACGCCATCATTTGCGTTATTTTTAGGGCACTATTAAGTGTCGGATGCTGTAAAATCAAGTCGGATGATTCTTTGACTTTGTCGTAGACCACTTTTAGCACGCTCTTCTGTGCGTCCGTCAAAGTCTCTACGATTTCCACTTGGGATAGCTCTACTTTCGACATGATACTACATAGACATTCTATTTTGTTTTCAGGATAAACTCTCCGTCTATAGTAAGATGTCCTATGTACCAGGAAATAAATCAGAAGACCCTAAAGTACACTTTGAAGCTGGCGTGAAAGATTTTGCCCGTCTGGATAAGGTTCGATTAATTAATATTGGTGGATCCATACAATACGGTATTTTATATTGTCTAGTATTCTTTTTTATAGGTATCATATTACATAACATATTTCCAGCATTAAATAAATCAGATCCATTATTCAATATATTTTTATGGATTATATTACAAAGTGTCATCATTATCATTGCAGCATTTTATGTTGAAAAATTTGTGGAGATTTTTCCAGGGATATTTGCATTCTTTCCGAAGTATTTTGATATGAATGATCTATTAGCAAAAGGGTTCATTCCATATGGTATAGATGAATATAAAGGCAATATGGCAGCATCACTCATTTTAATTGGAACTCAATATCAATTATTAAATAAGGTTGAATATTTTACGACTGAGTTTTCAAAGCGTTATTTGTGATCCGATTGGTATGTCACTATTCTTATATTTCCAGATGAATCCTCCTCCTGCTGTCTTTGTCTTTCCAGTAATTGAATTGTGAATATTACTTCGTTTTACACCTGATATTCGGTCTGCTTCAATAATACTGGAATATTCTTTTATCAATTCTCCATTTTTATTATATTGTACTACAGGTTTACTTAATCTCTTTCTTACTGCTTCCCTATGCTTCTCTGATATAGGCTTATTTTCATGATATATTTTAAGACTTTTACTTATCTTATCTTTTTTTTCATCAGATACTGTAATTATCCCTTTTTTAATATCAGTTCTTCTTTTCTCCATTGCTTTTTGAAATTTTACTGAATTTTTTACACAACTGGATAGGTCGACTTTTTCCATAGAACATCTAAGTTTTTCACGATAGGTCTCAAAATGATCTGGGTTCTTTTCTCGAAATTCTTTACCTTTTTGTTTTATTTTTTCAATGGTTTCAGGGGTGTGTTTATATCCCACCATTCCATCTCCAATTTGTCCACCTGATAGGATATTATATCCATTTGGAACTTGAGAGTTATATTTCTTAATATATTCTTTCTCATATCGCACCAAATCCTGGTCAAAGCAAATAATAAGAATTTCAAACTTGAAGTTTTCAATACCATGTTTCTTCATAGAGGATTTTAGAAGAGGACATCCTTCTTTGTACTTTAAACTATTCAGGTGTTTTTGCCATCGTCGTTGATAGTTATGTTGAATAGTTTCACCTATGTAACATTTGCCTGTAATTATGTTTGTTATTTTATAAATATAGCCCATTTTCCTATACACATATATAGGATACTTATATCATCAAATTTTATATTGTTTTCAGGATCTACAAGATTCTCAAAACAATGAATGCGAATGACCGGACTCGAACCGGTAAGGGTTTCCCCGCATCCTCTTAAGGGATGTGCGTTTGGCCAAATTCCGCCACACTCGCGCTCGTGGATCTCTCCACAACCTATCATCTACATCCGCCTTTAAGCTACTATAAATTCTCCCTCCCGATCAGATGGCCCAGATCATTTATTGTTTCAACAACAGCACCGCGCTCACCAACAATGACATGAACATCATGATTACCGCGCTCAATACCCTCCTGCCCGCGTTCTGTGCCGCCTGGGCACCTGGAGGTCAACAATGGCGGTGCCAGGCCGCCCCCACTACCATGAAATCCGTCACCACTCCTTACTGCGTTTTTATGGACAAGAGCGATTATGCAGGCGCGCTGGCCTATCACACCGAAACAAACAATGTGCCCTTCGGACGCGTCTTTGTTAAAACCATTTTATCCTATGGCGGTGCGATTCATATGGGAAAAACGACGCGGAGCCCCACTGTCGCCCAAGCGTTCTCTCATGAAATCTTTGAAATCATCGGCAATCAAAATGTGAACATCTGGTGGCAATCATCGAATGGTAACCTCGTTCCTGGCGAAGTATGCGATGCCGTTCAAGGAAACCTTATCCCCATCAAAGTGGGAACCGTTACGGTGGGCCTCAGCGATTATATTTTTCCCGTCTGGGCGGATCCCCAGGCCACGAAAGGCCCTTACAATTATATGAATACCCTTACTAGACCCTTTCAGATCGCCAAGGGAGGCTATACCATTGTCATGAAGAATGGTTCTCTTAATCGGATATTGGGTTCTTCCGTTGTACCCTACACGGAATACTTGGCGGCAGCGAAGCTGAAGAAGTGTATTGAATGTACCTCTTCATAAAAGTCTCTTACTATACAATAGAGATGTTCGCGTATAACTCTATTCAACGATACACCACCATTAAGAGAGGAAAACGCAATATAACCACTAAAAAAGTCGTGATCTCAGGGCGAACAGGATATAAACAAGTTACGGTTCGCGGACCATCGGGTCGCATGAAAACTTCCAAAAAACGCCTGACACAAAAAGAAATGCACTGCATCAAACGCTGCAAATTCGTCCCTGGCTTATTCAAGGACTGCGAATCCTGTATCTAAAGAATACTGATCTGGGTAGAATATGGCTGATCCTCTTATCTTAACTCCAGTGGACACCGATTGGGTTCAGTGGAGTCATATCGAATGTCTTCGAATTCCCTTTATCGATGAACTTATTTCTCATGAGCCAGGTCACATGGTATTTAATGGCTATTTTTATATCGATGATGCGGCTATGCCCGTCGAGCGCGTATTTCACAGCAATAAGGGAGAGTTCCATGTTGAAATCTATGAAAAGAAGACGCTAAAGGATACCTCTGAGTTTGGCCCTTATGATGAGGAGGAGGGCGGCCACATCTGTTTTTTTCCAACGGCAGTCATTGAATTGCGTTATCATATCATCTCAGAGATTAAAGGTAGGAATTACCATGAGGCATGGAAAAGGATTGTTCAGTTGGAGACAGGAGTAAAAGAACGAGAAGAACAAATTTGCAAGGAAAAGCGACAACGCGATAGGGAAGAGTGGGAGAGAGAATCAAAAGAGCGAAAAGAAAGAGAAGAACAGAAGACAACGGAGTAAGACTTAAACATCTTGAATGCATCATTCAACAGAATGACTGATGCAAAGACGATCTGTCAGCACGCTGACATATCATGCTGCCCCAAGGCAAAAACGATCTGTCTAACCATGATTGTGAAAAATGAGGCGCATTTAATTATTGAATGCTTCGAACATTTACGCAAGTTCATCACCTTTGACTACTGGGTGATCAATGATAACGGATCCACTGATGGAACCCAGAAGCTCATTCAGGATTATTTCGCCGAGAAGGGTATTCCTGGTGAGCTGGATGAAACACCTTGGCAGGATTTTGCTTATAATCGTACTCTTGCTTTTACACGCGCTTATCAGAAAACCGATTATGCCTTTGTATGGGATGCCGATGATGAGATCCACGGAGATTTTGTGATGCCTTTACATCTAACCGCAGATCATTATCGATTTGTATTCGGAAATGAAAGTGGACTACGCTATTCTCGCCCCCAACTTTTTAATAATCGCCTCAAATGGTCCTATGTCGGTGTTCTTCATGAAGTTGCCTCTTGTCTGGAACCACATGGCTATCCCGTTGATGTGAAGGGCAACTACTATTTTGTTTCAGGTCGTCGCGGAGCACGCAACAAGGATCCCGAAAAGTATCTCAATGACGCTATCATTCTCGATAAGGCGTTTCATAAGGCCTATGAAGAAAAAGACAATCTCTATATGCGCTATGCGTTTTATGCAGGCCAAAGCTATAACTGTTGTAACATGTTCGAAAAATCGATTGAATATTATAAGAAAGTTCTCACATTCAATAACTGGTCCGAGGAGAAATACATCAGTTGTATCCAAATCTTCGATCAGTACGAAGCATTAAAGCAGGAACGAGAGGGTCTATCCTATTTGGTGGACTCCTTTACCTATAATAAAAGGCGTATGGAAGGAATCTATCGATTGATTAAGCATTATGGTATCAAAGGGAATTATGAAATTGCCTATGCCTATTATACCCTCATTCAGGACTATTACGAGAAACACTATCAGAATGATAATATTTCTGACTTTTTATTCGCAAAGAAGGAAGAATATGACTTCTATTTGCCCTATTACATGGTGATTGTATCTGAACATCTCAAAAAGATGCCGATCTTTATCCGCATGTATGAAATGATTTTTGCGCAGAAGTATGTTTATGCTGGAGCATGGTGGATTCAGAATCTATTCCATAATCTACAGTTTGGCCTACATGCTTTGCCAAAGGATCTTCGCTTTTTATCGTCTCTATTTACCTATTTACATGCACTCAGTAACAATGAACTATTTCTTAGCCCTGCAAATAATCAGATTATTGATCGAGTGATTCAGCACTATCGCCCTCTTTTGACGGCTCCATGTGATCGGGTCCTATCTTCTCAATCAGAATCGCCTCGTGTCATGCTCACCATGACAACATGTAAACGGTTTGATCTCTTACAACAAACCATGAACTCCATGAAGCGAAACTGGAAGGATCTTGACCAGGTCGACTTCTTCTTCTGTGTCGACGACAATTCATCCGAAGAGGATCGTGCAAAAATGCAGGCCGATTATCCCTTTTTCACCTACTACATGAAAACGCCCGAAGAGAAGGGCCATCGTGAGAGCATGAATATCATCTGGAACAAACTCAAGGAAGTAGAACCTACTTATTGGATTCATTTGGAAGATGACTGGGTCTTCTTTCAGTCCGAAAACTATGTCACACGAGGAATTGGTATGTTGGAGAAATATGAAGATCGTTCCATTCATCAACTTGTATTTAATCGTGAATATGGTCTCATGATGGAAGACATGAAACGCGTCGGCGGAGTTCTATTGGAACCTGGTGTCTGGCTCCACGAACAAAAACCAATCCAAGGCCCCAATTGTGCCTATTGGCCGCATTATTCACTACAGCCTTCCATCACACGCACCAAGGTCATTCTAGAACTCGGCAATTATGATAGCCCCAACAGCTTCTTTGAACGCGACTATGCAGATCGCTATGGGGCAAAAGGATATCAGACGATGTTTTTCAACTCCATTTATAGCTTACACATTGGAAAACAACACTGGGAAACCGATGGGAAAAATGCGTATCAGCTTAATGAAATTGCCCAGGGTACAAAATAATTAGAGAAATTCCAGAATACTATATTTTCGATCATCGATGACTTTTATTTTTGCATATAATTTTGAATTAATCATCGACGATAATAATTTTAACATCCCCGAAATGTGCCAGGTTGGATTAATGACTTTAATTTCCTGTAGAGTCTCACCATATTTTTCCGAAAGTAATTGGACCAATCCCATACCCATTTGTAATTGCATGGCATGTTTGATGTCGAATCCATCTCCATCAAAGATGCACGACCATTTTCTATTCCCATGAAGAGCCAGCATGTGATCGATATGTTGCAAAATTCCTTCCGTATCATCATATAATTTTGCAGCAGCTGGATGACTATAATAGACTAATACACCACTCCGTTCTGTTAATCTCTTAAAGGAGTGGCTCGTCGGATCGGACGCGCATTTTTTACATATTTTATCCATGAGCGATCTAATTTTGTGTCCTGATCTTTTTTGTAATTTTTATCCACGGCCTAAGCTTAAACCCTTTTTTGTGTACTACATCAACATGATCTCACTTTTGATAACCGGTGGCTGTGGATTCATTGGTAGTAATTTTATTAATTATTATTTTCCACTCAATCATGTGGACAAATTGATTAATTTGGATGCGATGTATTATTGTGCAAATGAAGAAAATGTAGCTGCTTCCATTCGTCAGGATCCTCGTTATGTTCTCGTAAAGGGTAATTTGCGAAATAAGGAGTTCATCCAGTACCTTCTAAAAGAACATAAGATCACTCATGTGATTCATTTTGCCGCACAGAGTCATGTACAACGGTCCTTTGATGATTCCCTCGAATTTACTTACGATAATGTGCTCGGTACGCATGTGTTAATTGAATGCTGCCGTCTCTACGGAGGTATTCAACGATTTATTCATGTTTCCACCGATGAAGTCTATGGAGAGTCGATGAATACGACGGAGGAACAGCACAAGACAGAGAACTCCATTTTGTGCCCGACCAATCCCTATGCCGCCACGAAGGCGGGAGCGGAACTGATTGTTCAGGCTTACGCGCACAGCTATAAAATGCCGATCATCATTACGCGCGGTAACAATGTATATGGTCCTAATCAGTATCCTGAGAAGGTGATCCCGCGCTTTATTCAGCAGCTGACACGAGGGGAAAAGGTGACGATTCAGGGAAATGGCAGCGCGGTGCGCGGCTTTTTGCACGCGCGAGATACCGCAGAGGCGTTTGCATGCATTTTGGAGAAGGGGGAGCTCGGTGAAATTTACAACATTGGAACGGAGGATGAATACTCCATTCTCGAGATTGCGCGCATTCTCATTCGCATGATTCAAAAGACGGAGGACTATGATGACTGGATTAGTTATATTGAGGATCGACCATTTAACGATCAGCGCTACTACATTAGCAATGCGAAGCTTAAGGCGCTGGGGTGGGAAGTGAAGACGGATTTGGAAAAGGGGCTGCGGGAATTGACGGGGCAATAATTCGTGCGTTTGGATCGGTGATGGAATTTCTACGGAAAGAGTGGAGGGTTGGATGGCGCAGCAGGTAGCGCGTGTGACTGTTAATCACAAGGTCAGTGGTTCGATCCCACTTCCGACCGTTCTCTTATTCTTAATAATGCTATTTGTTAAGAATTCATTTAGACCAATGGGCATTTAAACCAGTACTTTTATTGATTTAAATGTATTAAATACTAACATACAACCTTGCCAGCCAGCACGCTTTGCTGTAGAGGATAAAGGAGTTCTCGGAATAATACAACTATCATTTATATCAGTGTGATCAATAAAGTATATCTCATTAATACTATATTTATCACCTACAACTGAATACATTAATACAAGATAATGAACATTATTTTCTTTTATAGATAAGCAAGTTGTCTTATATTCTGCTCCTAACAGTTTTAAAGATGTTGATTGCCTTTTGGTATGTTTTGTTGCTTTAATCTGGATTTGGCAACTACAGTTTTCACACTTTACATCTTTTGATTTTTGGTTCGTCTTATATTTTACTAATGCTTTGTTGTTACAAATAGGGCAAGGCATAGTAATAACACAATCTTCTACTGCCTCTCCTATTATTCTAGAAGTAGATGTCCAACCCTTTTCCTTCTTTATCTCCTTACACTTATCACTTAGTAGTTGTGACAGTATTTCCATTTATATAGGTAGTTGTTGAATATATAACTACTCATTTTATATTCAATTTTAGTGCTGGTCTACATAATTGTAGTATATCTTCTGTATCATTTCTACTATTGTTAATCATGATAGGGCATTACATAGTTGCTACAGTGATTTCACCTACGCATTGTTCGCTTCCGTCTGCACGCCGTCTTATTCTTTCGGGAAGAGCCCTTTTGATTCGCTAGAAGAAGGACCAGCTCATCCTGAAAATCTTCTTCTGTCATGTTAAGCTCTACAAGCATCTTATCAAACATCTGATCGATGATGTTATTAATATGATCCACGATAGCAAGACCTTCCTCATCAGGGCAGATACGGTCAGGACATATTATTTTAAGACAATCATAGAGATAAGAGGCTGCTTCAGAGACTGATGTATTTTTGGTGATTTTTACTTCAGATTCGGGATTGCTTGCGGAAAGGATTATCTCCACATAGTCCTGGATTGTATTGCGTAGTTCTTCAGGATAGAGGGGTCCAATGGGTTTTAGGATATGCCTCTCAATACCTTTCCTGTGACCTTCAATGATCTCATTGGAAAACCCGAACTTCTCGTACCAAGAGTGTCCTGTCTTCAGCCGTAGAAGCTTTTGGAGACTAATATAATGTTTGTTGGCGATGGACGGTATGGGGGGGCCTCCTTGTAAAACATAGTGAATGTTTGATGCATCTTCCAGAGTGATTCGTGAGAACCCACATGCCTTGGAAAATGCAATCAATCGATTGAGATGATCGGTTCCATTTAGCCCACATCGTGTGAGTAGCCCAATATGAAACGTGTTGGGATCATTCTCATAGATTTGACATTTCATACAATGGTATCCATGAGGGCTACCTATTTTCTCATTGGGTGGCAGGGCACGGTTATAGATGGTGATCACCGTTGCGCTCCGTCCCTTTTTGTTCTGATGAAATGTGACATGATAGATGTTATCTGGAAAATGGTTCTCGATGATTTCTTTTGCACGATCGACAACCTCTTTTACACGGGCTGCACTGTTGGAGTGATTTGAGGCCATTCTCGTAGCTATTATAGGTACATTTTTAAAGGTATGTGCCGTAAATATACCAGGATGTACCTATTTGTTACAAATTGAATCTAAACCACTATCTCAACATAGAAGAAGAATGAACTCCATCATCGGATTCCTATCCTGCACCACACTTCACAGCCTCTATCGCGGCATTCCTCTTCGAACTCCTCGCGCGGCAAATCTTCTCACCTGCATTACCTTTCAGGTGTTCTTTGTGTTAAATGCCATCCGAATTTATTTTAATCCCTCCATTGAGGCTACTAGTGACAATTTGGACTACTTGGTCGGTTATTTTGGCTACGACCTTATGTATTTGCTCCAGACTCATCCCTACTCCCTTTATGTCGTTCATCACCTAATCGGGTTAGGATTGGTTCATTTGATCCAGAAATTGGGTATCCCTCCTCATTTAATTCAGGAATACAATGCCATTTGCATTTCCTTGGAATTTGTTAATCCATTTTTGAATCTACTGTCCTTTGCAAAACAGACGGCCTATTATCCTCTTCTGCTCCGTTTTAATTACAAACTTTACATTTTATTTCGTGTCATGTTATTTCCTGGAGTTTCCTATCAATTGCGCTCTCATTTTTCGTCTCCCTGGGTCTGGACCTGTTTCTTTGCCATTTATGGCATGAGTCTGGGATGGGTGTGGAAAATGAGAGCACTTATTCAACGAAATTAACAAAAATAAGAAGCTTCTTCCTGCATCGGGGAAGGAAGGCTGTATATCAAGAGTAGTACACACGACGAAGACCATAGTCCTTCACGCATTTCTCTAAATGAGGCGTGCATGTAGAACACGGAATTGAATTGGCAAATTGATGGGTTCCGCGCGAAATGCGTACCACAATGAGAATCGCCCCATCCAGTTTTGTATGATCGCCGATTTTCTTAATCACAGCGCGCTCGGCATGAATGGTTCGATCCGCATATCCACAGCCACGTGAGCGAGTCCCTAAATGATTGGTTGCCATTTCGATGATTTTTCCATGTTTCATGACAATGGCAATATGGACATTTCGAAGCTCTGTCCTCATCCATATATTTTTCATGGGCCAATTTGCATGAAGAAGATCATAAATGGACTCCTTGTTAATGCGCATAGTTTGCACAGAATGGGTGATTTTACTATTATTTATTTGAAATCTTCAATTTTTATATTTACTGTTTCTGATCATTTTGTTCATCCGATGATGGAATGACAACAATATTAATGGGTGGTTCAGATGAAATTGATGCAGAAAGCGAAGCTGGTTCTGATATGGCTGGAAGCGGTCGCAATACAGGTGACGGCATTTTAGAGGTCGGCGCAGTTGGTGGCCGAAACAGCGTATTTTGTTTTAATTGTAGGCGGTGTTCGAATGGTGAGGTATGTTGTTTAACGGTAGTATCAATCGCAAATTTCTTCTTTTCTGCATCAATTTCCTCCTGAATTCGCCGCTGTCGCTCCTCCATTGCTTTCTGGAATTCCTCCTCCGTATGCTGGGCATTAGCACGCTGAATTTCAATTTCTTCTCGCAACTCATCCTTACGCTCATTAAGTGCTTCTGTTAATCGAGCCTCCACCTGCATTTTTATGGTCTCTTGAATACGCGGTGACAACATTTCAGCCAAGGTGTTTTTCTTATGGCGTAACAAAAGCGCGGCTTCCGTGGCAACCTGTTTGAGACGCGTTTCGGAGCTCTCAAAAACGCGTGTATGCTCCAGAGAGCCACAGATATCGGGTTTCTTCAAATCCTTGATCGATCCAAACTCGGATTCAAAGAGTGTAATGGACTCCTGAGGAATAGGGGGTGACTGTTCGATAAGGCGATCCAAATCCGAGCGACAAATCTTCAGAAAATCGAGGGAATCCATGCGATCGTCTGGTTTCATTGCTAATTCTACCGCAATCAATCGTTGGAATTTGCCCCATGCAATCGATGCGACACGATGCGATTCCTCCAGTTGTGCATACCGTAAATAGTTTCCAATCGTAGTAAGGAGACCCGCAAAAAGTGAAATGCCACCAATGGCAAAACTGGCGTATTTTTTCGAGGTATCGTCACTAAACAGGGATTGAACTCCAAAATTGGCGGTACCACCTAAGGTCGATAATATAATCACAGGAAGACTGATCCATAGGTTTTTACTGTGATAAAACTTCTCGGATTTATCCGCTAACCATCGATAACACATTGCCAGGTCGCTCCATTCTGCCATGAGATGCTCCTGTTCTTTGGACCATCCATTCAAAAAACGCTTCGGTTTTTCCTCTTCGGTAGAACGCGTAGGAGAAACGGATCGTGAGCGCGGTTTTTCTTTTCCATTAATGACTGTGACACCTTCTTCTGTCATTCTTTATTGTTCTTTCTATTTTTATTTGATGCCCATTTCTTTTTTGATTCTAAGCCCAATTTATATAGGGCTTCTACCTCTTTTTCTGTTAAGGTACTGGGATCGATGCCTTTTGGTAGCGAAACGAACTGTGGTTTTTTTAGCGAAGTTTTCATGATATAGGGGCCATATTGTCCCGTTCGAATACTAAATTCTTTAAACACAATGGCATTCGTCTGTGTTTTGGCTTCGAAACGCTGCAGGGTCTGTTCCATCTCCTCCACTTGATAGGGGATCGAGACGGCACCGCACTGGAGATAATCACCGAACTTGCCCGTCTTTTTCATAATGGGCTGATCTTTCCAGTGACCGATCATTTCTCCTTTCTTTATCTCTTGTTGTTCTTGTTGAAATGCCTTTGCCTGTTCTGCGGTCATATCTTCCCACTTGATGCCTGTTGGCCATCCCAAGAACTGCGTATCCTCTTTCCCCTCTTGGAGAATGAGCGGGCCCTTCTTCGATTGCACGGCTTTAAGCCCTCCGCCGAATTCCTTGATTTTGGCGTTTGCGGCCGGCTGGGCGAGTAAGGCTTCATAGCGTTCTCGGTAGGAGTCCCATGTGTCACGCAGGATCTGTTTCTCATGCTCGGTACCCTCTGCAATGTGATCCAGGCGGCGCTCCATGTGCGCAGTGAAGTCATAGGTAAAGAGATCCTCAAAGTGCGTTAACAGATAGGATAGAACGGAGCGACCCAGTTCCGTGGGAACCAACTTGCGTTTCTCACCGCCCACCTTTTTCTTCTTCGTAAGGGCGGTGGGTGGCCACTGTGACGGACGCATGGTATATTCTTTGACGGCCACTTCTTTGGGAGGGAAGTCTCGTTCCTCCACATAGTTCTTGTCTTGGATCGCGGCGAGCAAGGTGGCAAAGGTGGATGGACGGCCAATTCCAAAGGTTTCCAGTTCGCGTACCAGCGTGGCCTCCGTGTATCGCCCTTGCGCCTTCGTCTCTTTTGGCTCCGCCATCATCGTGCTCCACTGCACACGGGCACCTACCTCAAGGGCTTGAACTTCATCCCATTTATCTTCTTTTTCCTCTTCTTCCTCTTCTAGTTCAGCAACCTTTCCCGCTCGTTTCCAGCCTGGAAAGATCGTGCGCTTCCACTGCGATCGCCATGCGAAATCGGTGTCTCCCTCAATCTGTGTTCTTATCACGCAAGTTTCACCTCGCGCAGCGGCCATAATCGATTGAATGGCCCGTTGCCAGATCAAGTGATAGAGTTTTCGGCCATAGGCATCGAATTCAATTTGAGGGATCTCCATATGCGTGGGTCGAATGGCCTCATGAGCCTCTTGTGCTTTTACTTCTTCATTGGCTTGCTTTGCTTGCGTGGCTTCTTTATTGGCTTGCTTTTTTGGCTTTTTATTCGGATTTGGAACTTGCAGATATTCTTCTCCATATTGCGCCTGAATCCACTGCTTTCCTTCTTGGATGGCCTCCTCGGATAGAATGGCCATATCCGTCCTCATATAGGTAATATGACCCGCCTCATACAGCTTCTGTGCCACTTGCATCGTATTTTTTGGATTCATTCCAAAGAGTGCACTCGCCTGCTGTTGTAAGGTGCTGGTAATCAAGGGAGGCGGCGCGGATTCTGACCAGGGTTTGATGTCTTTCTGTATAATGGTTCCGTTCGGTACATTGTGAACATTCTCCATATAATTCATAGCAGATTCCTCATCTTCCAGATCATCCTCCATCACAGAGGCATAGGGAATAGATCCCATCCACTGCGCGCTCAATTTCCAACTGGAGCTCGACTGAAAGGATTGAATGCGATCCTCGCGATCCACCACCAATCGAAGGGCAGGAGTCTGACAACGGCCCGCAGATAGAGCAGGTGCCACATAGCGCCATAGAAGGGGACTCATTGTAAACCCGATCATCATATCAAGAATCGACCGTGTCTGCTGGGCATGAACTCGATGGAGATCTAATTTTCGAGGATGGGCAATCGCATGCTGTACGGCCTTTTCCGTGATCTCATGAAAGACGGCGCGATGTACCGTATTCGGATTCAGTTTTAGCAAGAGACATACCGCATAGGAAATCCCCTCGCCTTCACGATCATCATCGGACGCCAAATAGATCTCTGTGGCTTTTTTTGCTTCCTCTTTCAGTTGCTGGATCGCCTTGGACTTCGTTTTGATCCATTCATACTTTGCCTCGAAATCGCGGTCAAGTCCTACCGCGCTTAGCTCGGGCTGAAGGGCGCGAATATGCCCCATGGTCGCAATGACTCTCCATCCTGCTCCCAGAAATCCCTGGATTTTTTGACACTTGGCAGGAGATTCGACAATTGCTAATTTTGTCATGTGATTCATGGATTGGAATCATGGTCTATCAAATTTTTCTGATTCTAAAATCTGTAGAATAGATAGAACCATGAGAGATTCTACTGAGATCCTACTCGAAACATCATTGATGTCTGCGCTCAATATTGCGGCGGTCTATATCGCTGCATTTACCTATCACTTGAACTGGTCCGGTGTCCTAATGGTGATGGTTGTGGCTTCTTTGATTACGGCATCCCTTACGCATATCATTCTTAGTAAATTCAAGAATGTTAATCCGCGTAATGCTGATATGAAGTTCAGCGAAGCAGTAGGCGCGCTTCTAATTGCCCTTGTTTCGGGTCTGGCTGTCTTTATCATTTTGATTGATCGCTTTGATCTTCCTTCCGCGCTTGGTATTTCCCTGTTATCTGGCGTTCTTAGCTCTCTGGTTCGTCACATCATTGCCTAATTTACTCTTATATAAATAGAGATGCACTCTGTGTTTTATTTGTTGGTTGCAATTGCGTTGTTGATATGGTTTATTCACAATCAATCGTATGAATCCTTTCGTGGCGGAGGTGGCGGAGGTGGTGGAGGTCGTGGAGGTGGCGGTGGTGGTTATGGTGGTCGTGGTTATGGAGGAGGTTATGGAGGACGAGGAGGTTACGGACGCGGATATTATGATGGAGGTTATGGAGGTGGTTATGGAGGAGGTTGGGGTAGCTGGTTTGATTGCGGAGGCCAACCCTGTCCTTATTATTTTTTCTAAGAGTCTAAACGATCATCCTTTCTCTCAATAGGATGGCCACCATTAATCAATCAAGCGGACAAGGTGCGCTCTTTGAGCTTGTGGCACGTGGTGTAAAAGACACCTATTTCGTAAAAGATGATCCTAAGAGCGTTTTTCCCTATGATGCACGCTATCAATCATCCGTTCATCATATTGCAGAGCGACGAACCGAAGTCCCTATTACGACGACCAACTTCGGTTCATCCTTTGAAGTCGAAATTGATCCCTATGGCGATGTGATGTCCGAGTGCGCCCTGGAAATTGACCTTCCTACCTGGCTTCCCTCTCTACCTCGCGTACCAGGCGGACAACCCTGTCTGCCCAGTATTATTAATGGGCTCTATCCTATTACAGATTCTATTAGTGGAGCATCCTATGGATATGTGAATGCTGTGGGATATTTTCTCTTTGAACGCATTCAGTTCTTTCAGGACCAATTCTTGATTCAGGAATGGAGCGGAGATGGCCTCTATGCTAAACAGGTATCCGAAGGATCCTGGAACAGTAGTTTGCTGCAGCAAGTGAATGGCGGTTTACTAGAAACCAGGGATCCTTATACGGATGCGATTACGCCCCGCGGCATTCAGCTTCGTGCCACCCCAGGACACCTTCGCATCGTGTTACCCCTTCCTGGTATGCAGTGCCCTGGAGATGGCGGGTTCCCGCTCGTTGCCATGGCCTGGCAGAAATTCCGTATCAAGGGTATTCTTCGCCCCTTGGAGGATCTCGTCGTATGTAGCGACCCAACAATACGAAAGCCGGCCCCGTGGAATGTTCCTCAATTTCGATATCAGTTTCCTGATGGAACCTTTCAGACCTTTTCCCCCAAACCCTTGAATCAGATTGGACAGCCCACCATTCTCCTTTCCACCATTCAACATTATGTCGCTCCTAAAGTCCAAGAGGAACTCCGTTCCAAGCCCATTCAAATTCCCTTTCGTCGCCAATTTGAAAACAACTTTACCTTTGGGGAACTCGACTACATTCCGCTGGATAAGGGCGGAACTGCGGCATGTACGCGCCGCCTCGATGGACGGCACCCTACCGAGAAGATCTTCTGGTTTTTCCGTAATTACAATTCGCTCGATAACAATCGCCTGGATGACTTTTTTAATGACTATTTCGAGCTTCGTCCGCCATCTGCCACTCAACCCTATACGATGCCCTATGGCGAGTATTATTATCGGATGAAGCTGGTGATTGCAGGAAAAGACCGTGAATTGCTCCATGAGCCCTTTTTATGGAATCCCATATGCCAGTTGGCAAAAGATGAGAAAGCGAGCGGCAAACAAATCGGAGAAATGAAATGGTCTACTGGCGCACAATATGGTACGATTTATCCTGCCCCGCGTCAGCCTGAAGGAACCGTGAATTTTACAACCGCGGATCGCCCCACACTGTACCTGGAATTGGCGAATATTACACCGAATCCAACACTTGCACAGCGCAAATCCGAATTTCGCGTGTTTACCGAGGGATGGAATGTGTATGAAGTGAAAGAAGGCCGAGGTCGTCTTTTATTTGCAAACTAACAACTTAGTAGTGGAATGTGTACGGTGCTTCGACATACCATCAAGAGCATTCCCAAGGTGGAGGATTCTATTTGCGTCGGCATTCTTACCCTCCCTCATTTGCGCAAGCAATCGCATAAATATTCGCATAAATATTCGCGTAAAACAAAGCATGGGCATATCATGAAATCCTATGTGGATTGGTTTGAATCACAGGGAGTGAAGGTCGTTCCCGTCCCATACGATACAGTGCATCATGAGACCTATTTCCACATGATAAACGGCCTATTTATTCCAGGGACGGACAAGGGATTTGATGTCATAAATAAAACACTTGTCAAGACCGTGACGCGGTTTTTTGAATTGTCTCTGCAACCTGGTGAATACTTCCCTATTTGGGGGACCTGTTTCGGATTTCAACTTCTAACTATGCTGGTGAGTGGTAATACAACCCTGCAGCGATATGAGGCAGACGGGCGTTTCCCGATTCAGATTACGAAGGATGGAAAACGATCGCGTATGATGCATGGCTTTTCTAAACCATATCGCGCATATTTGGAGAACTCTCCCTCCACCCTACAATATCACGATTATGGCATTTCGCCTACCGATTTTCTGGCAAATGCTCATTTGCGCCGATTCTATCGCATTTTGGCAACGGCCAAAGATCATCAGGGGTGCGAATATGTGGCGGCCATCGAGGGAAAATATTATCCCATTTATGGGGTTCAAGGCCATCCTGAACGGCAGAAACGGAGCGCACCCTTTTTGTCCTTTTTCATTTCTGAACTACAAAAGAATACCCATTATACATGTGCCCCTTTTATGCGGTCCATTTACACGGCTCATCAATGTGCCGATGACAAGGAGCGAAACGCTCTGTGCTATTTCTTTTAGAATTCCTATGATTTGTTTATTGGAAACAAACCATATAAATTAAAGTTGTTTTACTGTTTAAATCCACCCTTGATCCACTCCGCGACCTTCATGGTATCAGAACTCTGAAAGAGTGGTTGGCAATTACCATTTACAATTGCTAGAAAACAAGGGATAGACTTTACACCACAATATCCAGGGGTATAATCATTTTCATCCAGGTCACATTCATACCATTTTATTTTATCACTTAGGCCAAGTAGAATATTCATGTCCAACCGCTTACAAGGTTGGCACCAACTAGCAGAAAATTTGCATATAACAATTGGATCATGCGGCATATTCTTTTGAATCAGGCTTTCGAAAAACTCCTGGCTCGGGAGGGCGGTCATCTTGTGGTGCGACATGTTTCTTGGATCGATAATAGGTTGCAACAAAGCCAGACAGGGCAATGAGGGCAATGGTTCCTAATAGTGTATAGGGCAGGATATTTAAGCTACTAGTTTGGTTACCTCCGCCTTGCGCTTGCGCTTGGGCGCCTTGAGCGGCTTGCCCTTCCGCAGATGATTTGTAGGAATCAATACCGTCTTTCATCTCCTGAAAGGTTGGAATAGGGTTTCTCATCGGTTTTGTTGCTAATATCTCTCCCACACTGCCAATCGCTTTGACAACACCAACACCTAATTTTACTGTTTCTTCAGCAGTATTCATTGCACTCTTGAATCCATCTGCGGCAGTATTGACTGGTTTGAGAAGCGTACCCAGAAATGAGGTAGGATCAATCAATGAGCCAAACATGCTCCAACCACCACCTTCTGATCCAAAATAAGACGCATATTGATTCACAACCGACGGCGTATCAGTAAAGAACCGAAATAACTTATAAATCCACCATCCAAATGCAATCGGCATACCAATAACGCTAATGAGAAAGAGTAGTCGCATGATTCCACTCTCACGATCCCCTACCAAAAAGGCATCAAGACCAAATATACCACCCATAAATAAGCACAGTGCATAAATGAAAAAATTAGAATGTTTTGGGCTGGGCTCATCCTCTGCCAAGACACCCATTGCCACACGCTTTGCAGGAAATCCTGGTAAACCTACACCATAGACTTTAATGACATCCTTGCTGGAAAATGCTTGGATAATGTCATAGAAATACCAAATGCCAAAAAACATAGAGTTGACGATTAATTTTGCAAGAAATGACCATGGTGAGCGCAAATACAAATGATCGAGTCCAAACCATCCTCCCAGCACTGCTAATACGATAAACCAATCATATGATAAATATGCACCATCCGCACCAGATTTCCTGGATGCATTTGGATTCATGTATCCTTGGAGCCATGCTTGTAAATCGGATTCATTAGGGGGTTGACGATTTTTCTGTTTATCCTCTTTTGCTGTTTGAGCATCTGCCACTGGAGGGTTTAATGCTGCTATGGTAGTCTTTGGTGTGGAGGATGCGGATGCAGATGAGGATGAGGATGAGGATGAGGATGAGGATGCGGATGAGGATGAGGATGCAGATGAGGGTGGTGGAGGAGCAGACGGTGTCGGCAGTATATCTTGTGGATTAATTGGAGCCTCCATAGATGTAGCAGCTGCGGCTGCAGCTGCAGCTAATGGTTGGGCCTCTGGTTGGCTCATTACTGTCTATTGTGACTTTTTTGCATCATCTTTTACACCAATTAATTTAAATCGTGAAGAGGAGACCACCGAACCCATTAATCACACGAAACACATTGTAATTATGCGCATACACGACAATATGACAAGCACCACGCTGTTTACACGGTGGCAGAATGACAGTCGGACTAGGCGGGACGGTGAGAGCTTGATTGCTTAGAATCGGGTTCATTTGAATTTGCCAGACAATGCTATCAATTCGGCTCGCATTCATCGTTCCCGTAGGCTGCGAATCCTCAGGTCGAAGGGCAAATGAATAGTTATAGATAAAAGCATCGACCGGAGTGGTGGTATGGTGCTCATAGGGCTGTTGCAGTCGAAAATATTGCGGTGATCGATAGGCAAAACGATCATATCCATCCAATTGTAGCTTAGCGGTGGAAATCAGATCCAGACGACCCGCAGGTGTATTACTGTTGATATAATTATCAATAAATTGTTGTGAAAATGATTCAGTATAGGGCAAACTACTATAATTAAACCACTCATTGCGATCCATCATAATGTCGCGTTGTACCACAAACATGAATTCTTTAATCGGATGATTAAATTCGATTGAAATGGTGGCCGTCGTCTGCTGCGCAGTAACGGAATAAGGAGGCGTATATTGCACTTGTTCGATAATGTATTCATGCGAATTGCTGACGAATCGGCGACGCTCCTCCACATCCAGAAACACATAATCTCCCCACAGCATCATATTCACAATCTGAGAGGTGCAGTCCACCTGTGTCGAACATGCGGGCGGTGCGGATGGCACCGCTGGTATGGTAGGATCGGTTGGGCAAGTATTAGCAGCAGGAGGGACCCAAAAGAGCTGCTGTAGGGGGCGAAGCGTAATATTAATTCGAATGGGGCTATACTGTAAGGCAAGAAGCGGCAAATAAAGACCCGGATTACTGCAAAAGTAGAACTGTAGCGGGATCAAGAGTCGTAGTCCTTCCGTATTTGTAGCAGGCCAAATTCGCACACCCGTCACCGGATTATAGGGATCTGGCACACGGCCAATCATTTCATTGAGTGCCTCCCGTTGCCCCGCGGGTGTCGTAAGCTGCGTCCAAATCTCCATCCATTCACCTGTCTGGCGATCAATTTCTTGCTCTCCCACTTCAAAAGTAATCTCCTGAATGAGTGCATGCCCAATTGCATTGGTATAAGAGAGAACCGTCCCTGATGCATCATTTGCGCGAAGCTGGGGAAGCGTCACATCCAAATACACTCGTCCCAGCAAGTCACCGCGACGCGGAATCAAACAGGTGATGCGCTGACCAAAATTCGGGGTACCATCGAAATACATCGCCTGGGATTCTGTAGCAAAATTGGTATGACGGCGATACACCATTTTAAAAAAACTGATTTGAGGGTTTCCCGTTAGAAACAAATCTTGTTTTCCTGTGGCGACAAGTTGTAATAATCCACCACCTGCTGGCATCCTGTTAGTTGTTCCGGATATTTAAGATGGGAGCAATTTGCGCGCCTATCCATTCTCATATTTTCATTCTGTTATGTTTGATAGATGAGTTCATCGGGTATTGTTCCCATTAACGGTGGTTCTGTTATTCTTCGAACCTATCTTGATGAATCTTCAAAAAATACCTATCTCTTAGGGCAATATGATTATCCATTGATACCAAATAATATTCTGGTGACTTCTACGAATGGCCTATTGATCTCTACCACTACCGTGAATGTATCCAGTGTAGGCGTCTCGAGTATCTTTGCCAATACCGTATCAACCAATCAATTGTTTATTTGCACGATTTATTACAGTACTCTTACCTCTACTCAATTGAACTTTCCCAGCACCATTGCAAATCAAATCACGGTTCCTATTATTACCTTCTCCTCCATGACAGGCGGCACGCTGTCTTTTCAACAAACCACGACTTCCTCATTGTATGCAGGCAATGGAAACTTTTCAACCCTATCGGGTACTTCCTTGACGACTTCGACTGCGACCATTGCTACACTCTCCACCATCAATGAGACCTTTTCGACGATCACAGGGTCGGCCATTTTTCTTACATCACTTTTTGCACCTATTATCGATGTATCTACCATATCAACGGGTACCATAACAAGAGATACATTATCCAGTGTTACTCTACAGGCTTCTAATGTGGTGGTTGGGACGGAATTCTTTTCGAGTATAACGGGCGGTACATTAACAACTTCCACTCTTATTACTTCGTCACTGGTTGCCACGAATGCGTATTTTTCTACCCTTACCCTTAGTACGCTTTCTACTTCACTTTTTACAGTATCATCCCTTTATCACCTTGTGGGTTCTTTTTCGACCATAACAGGAAATACGATCAGTATCTCTTCTTTTACTGCTGCATCAACGATTGGAGGGAATGAGACCATTTCCAGTGCCATAGGAAGCTCGATTGTCATTTCTTCGCTTACTGTATCGTCCTTAACGGGTGGTAATCAATTCTTTTCCACTTTAACAGGGGGGCAAATTAGCGCATCAAGCGTCGTTGTACAAAACATCGAAGCTATTACTACCATTCAGTTTTCGACGATAAATGGATCAACTGCCACCATACCTCTTATTTTTGTCTCCACTCTTAATCTGGATTCCTATACTGGTTCTACTCTTACTACAAGTACTTTAATTGCGACTCATACCTATGCATCCAGTATTATCACAAGCAGCATCTCTGTGAATACCTATTATCTCAATCAGTTAGTATATGGCCAGACCATTAAAAAGGATTCGATTGATGTATTTACGAATGTGACGCTGCAGGCATCTGATATTGTAGGATTTGTAGATAATCCACCATCTACATTACAAGTATATACCATTGGATCTACGATTCAAAATCGATGGGTTGCAGTTGGTTTTAATCCTAACATCACCTATTCCAATAATGGAATAGATTGGCTTCCTTCTGCTAATGGAGATTCAATCTTGTCTTCAGCAGGACGTGGTGTTGCTTGGAATGGAAATCTATGGGTTGCTGTTGGAGATGGAAATGGAACACATAGTACTGCCTATTCCTATGACGGAATTAACTGGATGGGAAGCTCTCCTGTGCTAAATATAGGATATGGTATTGCTTGGAATGGAGCTCTATGGGTAGCTGTTGGATCAGGATTCTTTAATATTATCAACTCTGTTGATGGAATTTCATGGATTGATATAGATGATAGTATTTTTGGTATAGCAGGTGCGGGATATGGTGTTACTTGGAATGGGTCATTATGGGTAGCGGTTGGATATGGAGCAAATACAATTGCATATTCAACTGATGGGAATAATTGGTCTCCTTCTATCAATGGAAATTCCATTTTATCGATTGGACAAGGTGTAGTTTGGAATGGAACTCTATGGGTTGTAGGTGGTTATGGATCAAATCGTATCGCGTATTCATTGGATGGAATCACATGGACTGGTTCTACAAGTGGAAATAGTGTATTTAACACGATAGATTCAAGTGGAAATCCTATCTCAAAAGTATATGGACTTGGGTGGAATGGAACCATGATGATTGCTGTTGCAGATGATGCAATAAATACCATTGCCTATTCAATCGATGAAGGAATCACATGGGTTGGTCTAGGGAAAAACATCTTTACAACATATGGTTATAGCGTTGCATGGAATGGACAAATGTGGGTCGCAACAGGTAAAGGAACTAATACGATTGCCTATTCCTATAATGGTAAAAAATGGTATGGATCTGGAACATCTGCAATAAATGATACAGGATTTGGTGTTGCCTTTAATTATCGCCGCCCTTACACTCTCACTATTCCTACTACTAACACCTCTACAAGTATAGGTACCGTGCCAAATGCATCTCTTCCTATTGTTGTGCCTGCCAACAGTCAACTCGACATCGTAAGCGACTCCTATTATAACAGTGGATACACCAACTTTTCCATTGCCTTACAAACACATGCATCCTAATGTGTTCCGGATCTTACATAGGAATGTTCATAATTCATTCCTATGTAATGGATAGATGAGTCAGTCAGGCATCACAGCCTTCAATGGTGGTCCCTTTCTCATTCGAACCTACCTCGACGATTCGATTGAAAATAATGCGTATCTCCTTCAAGAATACGACTATCCTGTTTCCAGTAATCGTATTTTAACAATTTCCACCAATGGGCAAGTGGCCGCATCAGGACTATTAGTTGGATCCGATTCCATTACTATTTCCAGTTTATCCGTGTCATCGATGGGATCCGCTTTTCTATCGTCCAATACTATTTATTTCTCTACCTATTATCTATCTTCCATTACCGTCAGTAGTGTTAATATCTCTACTCTATATACTTCCACCTTACTCGCAAATCAAATTAATGTTTCTACGATGAGTGGAAATGCTATCATTGTGTCCTCCTTGCTAACCTCTTCTCTCCTTACTTCCACCCTTTTCTTTTCTAATCTGACAGGAAGTTCTCTCACCGTTTCCACAAGTGGCGCCTCCTCGATTGATGCTCAGCAGGTTCTCTTTTCTACGATGACAGGAAGTACCATCTTTGCATCAAATCTATTCGCATCTACCGTTACTACAAGCAGCCTTACTTTTTCAACGCTAACGGCGACTTCCATCATCGTATCTACCTTTTACATTTGCAGCATGAATGCAAGCTCCGTCTCCTTTTCAAGTATGATTGGTCCATCCATTACTTTTTCAACCATCAATGCACTTTCTACCAATCTGAGTAGCTTCTCATTTTTAAATGGCGCCGCGGATACATTACTGGTATCTTCTATTCAAGCTGGTTCTGTTACTGCAAATGTTCATAGCTTCTCTACTTTTAATGGTAGTACTATTTCTGCATTCAATACTTATATATCAACCCTTACTACAATCACCAATGCATTTTTAACACTAACGGGTAGCACCTTTTCCACCAACTCTCTTCAGGCATCTTCCATTCAAGCCAGTACCATGCAATTTTCAACCATGACAGGTGATACTATTTCTGCCACATCTTCCCTGATAGGCAATTCGATTAGCACCAATACCATCATATTCTCTACCATGACGGGCGAGATCTATACTGTTTCCACTCTACAGAGTTCTACCATCTATGCAAACGATTTGGATTTTTCCACGATCACGATAGGTTCGTTTGTTTCTACCACCAATTTCTATACCTCTACCCTCTACACCAGTAGCATCTCCATCACTTCCTATAATCTTAATCAATCCGTGTATGGCGCCACTTCTAAAAAGAGTAGCATCAGTCTATTGGACAATATTTCAGTTTTATCGAGTAGTATCCTGGCGCGCCTGGATAATCCTCCTTCTATACCACAGGTCTATACACTCGGTCCCTCTGTGCCGAATCGATGGGTGGCAGTGGGGGACAGTGTAAATATCAGTTTTAATGTCATGTATTCTGATGATGGACTCCAATGGAATCCTAGTGCAAATACTATATTTACAGGATGCGGAAATGGCGTTGCATGGAATGGACTCTTATGGGTTGCGGTTGGTGAAGGTGCCAATAGTATTGCCTATTCCTATGATGGAGATAATTGGACAGGTGTAACGGGAGTAAGTGCATCTATTTTTACAACACGTGGTAATGGTGTTGCTTGGGGTGGAAATCAATGGGTTGCTGTTGGTGAAGGATCAAATACGATTGCCTACTCAAGTGATGGAATCAATTGGACAGCTGTGACGGGCGTAAGTGCATCTATTTTTACAATAGGCCGCGGCATTGCTTGGAATGGATCCTTATGGGTTGCTGTTGGAACTGGTACTAACAAGATTGCTACATCGACCGATGGAATCAATTGGACGGGTGTAACAGGATTAAGTGCCACTATTTTTTCTATAGGAGAAGGAGTTGCTTGGAATGGATCTTTATGGGTTGCAGTTGGAGGAGGTGCAAATACGATTGCCTATTCTACAAATGGAACCGTTTGGACGGGTGTGACAGGATTAAGTGCCACTATTTTTGATGCAGTAGGATTCGGTATTGCTTGGAATGGGATCATGTGGGTTGCTGTTGGTCAAGGAACGAATACCATTGCTTATTCCTATGATGGAATCAATTGGACTGGATTAGGTGCTTCTGTTTTTAGTTTTGAAGGATTTGGCATTGCTTGGAATGGAGCCATGTGGGTTGCAACAGGAGATGGAACAAATACACTCGCCTATTCCTACGATGGAATCAATTGGACGGGTGTCACTTCTTTTTCTATTAGCGGTCAGGGAGTTGCCTTTAATAATCGTCGCCCTTACACCCTTACCTTTCCATCGACTTCTGCCAGCTCCATCATTGGCACAGTCTCGTCTTCCGTTTCCTTTCCTATTTCTGTTCTTAGCACAAGTCGTCTGGATGTGGTCAGTGATACATACTATAATGGTGGATATACCAACTTTTCCATTACCATGAATGCTAGTAGATCCTAATGTGTTCCGGATCACAAACCGGATCATAATCCTCTATTTTATCATCAAATGGATAGATGAGTTCACCAGATGGCATTTCGGTGAACAGTGGTCCCTTTGTCTTTCGAACCTATCAGACGGAATATACCGATCCTATTACCCAAGGAACAGAATATGTTGACAATAATACCTATTTGGTTCAACAATACGACTATCCTGTTTCCAGTAATCGTGTATTGATTACTTCAACCAATGGCCTACTCGTACCTTCCAATAACATTTATGTTTCCAGCATAACCACATCTTCCCTTTTTTCTAATGTCATTTCGACGAATACCATTAATGTCTCCAGTTATGTATTTTCTACGATTAATGTGAGTACATTAGTTGTATCCACCCTTGTTGATTCCTCTATTGTTACCAATACCATTACCTTCTCTACCATTATTGGAAGTACCATTTATGCACCCTATCTTGTTACATCATCCTTTTTTACTAATACTCTCTTATGTTCTACGATGATTGGAAGTTCGATAACTGTCTCTTCTTTAACGACTTCCTCTCTTATGACGCAGAATATGCTCTTCTCTACACTAGTTGGTAGTTCAATCGTTGCCTCTACTGTTTATCTTTCCACTATATCTGTAAGTACTCTTACTGTATCTACCATATTTGATCCCAATATTATTTCCAATGATGTATTTGCTTCCACAATCTATACCAGTACCCTATCGGTTTCCAGTATGACAGGAAGCACACTTATAACATCATCTGTGCTGGTTTCGTCCCTTACTCTTAGCTCATTTACATCAGCTATTATAACAATCAACTCATTTCTTACAAATCATGCAATAACCTCCTCTCTCACGGTCACCAGTGAAACTTTTTCCACACTGACAGGTAACACCTTATTCTGTTCGACTCTGATCGCTCCTACAAATTTTACTGTAACTAATCTATACTTCTCAACTCTTACTGGAAACGCGATGACTATAGGAAGTATGTATGCAGCATCCACTTCGGTGAATGTTGTATCCTTTTCTACCTTATTTACCAGTACGCTTTCCTCAAGCACCCTTTGTGTTTCGTCCATTCAGGTCAGTACCATTGAGTTTATCAACTCTGCAGGAAATGCACTCACGGTTTCGACACTCAATGTATCAACCCTTTCAGGCGCCAATATTATAACATCTACCATACTTACCAGTACATTGACTGCGAATACGATTAACGATTTGGTGTTAGTCGCAAGTACCATTTCACTTACTACCTTTATCACGAATCAAGCCGTGTATGGACAGACTCTCAAGAAAACATCCATGAGTGTTCTTCGCCCTCTTACCATCCAGTCTGGCGATATCAAAGCAGAGATTGACAATCCAGCCACTTTGCCACAAGTGTATACTTTTGGAACTTCTATTCAGAATCGATGGGTTGTAGGAGGAGCAGGTACCAATACAATCTATTATTCAAATAACGGAGTGAATTGGAATCCTGCAGATGATAATGTATTTGGAAATGGAACATGTTATACAATTGGATGGAATGGATCAAGATGGATTGCAGGTGGAGAAGATCAAGGGGGTGCAATTACGCTTGCTTATTCAGATGATAATGGAATCAACTGGTCCATTGTATCAAATCCATCATTGACAACCGTTAATTCTGTTATTTGGAATACACAATGGTTTGCTGTTGGTACAGGAGGAAATTGGATCATTACCTCTGTAGATAATGGTGCATCGTGGACGAATGTTCCAACAAATATAGGTTTTACTATTTGTAATGAAATCGCATGGAATGGTTCCATTTTGGTTGCAGTAGGAAGTGGAGGGCATACTATTCTTTCTTCCAGCCCATACTCTTATACCAATTGGAATACAACTGTAAATTCTTTTGGTACAAGAGGATATGGCATTGCATGGAATGGTCGCATGTGGGTTGCAGTAGGACAACTTGTATTTGGAGAAGTAGGTAGTAGTATTCGTTATTCCAATACATTTGATGGATCAGGTAATATGATATGGACGAATACATCAGGTACTACATTTGAATTAGAGGGACGAGGTGTTGCCTGGAATGGGAAAATGTGGGTTGCTGTTGGCCAAGGAAGTATATTTATTGTCTACTCATATGATGGAATCACATGGGAAAGTGCTACAATTATTAAACCTGGTAATATTACTATTTTTGAGGCAATATCAGTGACATGGAATGGACTATTATGGATTGCAACAATTATAATCTTAGGTATAAATATTGGATACACTGCAACATCATATGATGGAATCATATGGCAGCTTTCTACAAATCCATTATTTAATACTAGTATACAAAAAGTAGCCTTCAATAATCGTCGCCCCTACACCCTTTCCTTTCCCACCAATGTAAGCACCGCCACTATTGGCAGTATATCACCCGCTTCTTTTCCTTTAACGATCGCTCAAAATAGTCGACTCGATGTTGTTAGTGACGCCTATTATAACACGGGATACACCAACTTTTCCATGACAGTAAGAGGCCAGTACTCTTAGGCAGGTACAATCGGAATCTTCCACCACGATCCATTAATCTGAATCAGAAAGGAAGAAGTGGCTGGATCAGTGAAGGTGGAAAGCGTAGCGGCTGGTAGTGACAGGTTTGACACGGAGAGCTGATCGACTTGGATCTGAGTTGCTTGAATGGTAGTAACAGTTAGCGTGGATGCGACTTGTAAATCTTGAGATAGACTAACAAGTGGTGTAGTAATTGTAAATTCCGTATCAGCCGATAGAGTAACCGTATTCAGACTGGTAAATAATACTTCATTTCCTTCCATCACAATGGTACTCGCCGTTACGGTTATTGTCTGGGTATCATCTGTAAGAAGTGGTTGAATGGCAGAAAGATACACCGTATTCGAGGCCATATCATTACTCAGTAGCGGTGTAGCAAAAGCACTCATTGCGCTTGCAGGCGGTGCTGAAGATAATACTTGTTGAACCGTTGGCGAATTTACCAAATAATTATTATCGGATGAAGTTATAATAAATTTTTTTTGATTAGTTGTTGGATTACGTCTAAATCTGCGATATTCTTCTGAATGTTCCATAGCGTATTCTCCTTTTCTTTCTTTATGTTATTAATATAAAGAAAAAATAACTCAACCAAATAGAATGAGTTCCTATCGTGACACCTCTCAGTTTTATATGCCCTATGACTCGGATGATACGGGCAACGATACAGGCGATGACACGGGCGATGATACAGGGGATGACACGGGTGATGATACAGGGGATGAGACTGACGAGGATGTAGATAAGTCCTGTGTCGGTAATGATTTGGATGTTATGAAAACGCAGGATAACTTAAATAGAGCAATTCAACGACAAGATACGCAGATTAAAAAGGGCTTTGATCCGCGGATTCTTCGTGAATATGATCCGCGTTATGCCATTCATGCTACGGCTGGACCCCAATTACCAACACGAAAAGATCGACTCAAATATCGAGAACATGAATCATGGGGAGAATGGGACTCTTCTACGAATGTCACCTCCTTGAATGGATATACCTATATGAAACCCCCTAAAACAACTAAAACCAGTTTGATTACCATTAAATCATCGAATCGCGACCTTCAAGTCTACCCCAGTTCTTATAACTTTCAAGTCAAACTTCCTCGTGTCTATAAAAAAGTGGTTAAATTTCAATTTGTTCAAATAAGTTTTCCAAAAGCAAATAATACAACGGGTATCGATGAGTTTGTTACAAATACATTATCAAGTATTTTTGTACAAGATGGTGTTGATCCAGAATGTATTAGTACCTGTTTGCAAGTTATTAATTGTACGACTTGCTCGAATGGAGTAGGTCTAATAGAGCAGGGGCGAACAGCATTGGACGGTACTCCACTTCTTCTAACACTTTCTGCACCAGATGGCACCTATACCAATTCACAGCTTGCAGAGGAGTTAACCTTTCAGGCAAACAGTACACCTCCTCTGAATTTGATTTCTTATCCTACCTTTCGCGATGTATTTATGAATACACGTGATATATCTGTACTCTTTAATGAACCAGGGGACACCTTTTATTCTAAAGTAAATTCACAGCGATATGGAATGCATACCAAAGAGCATATTATGAATACCTATTATACACAACAACATATTGATCGATTTTCTGAGATTTCTGAACAGGTTGCCTTTGTTGCCTATTATTTTCCGATCTTAAAAGAATTAATTGCGACTAAGCGTGCACAAGCATTTATTAATACAAACGGCGTACCCTATTTGGATATGGTAAGTGTAGTACTGGGCCCCTTTCAAGGTCTGGACCATCCTCTGTATTTTGTATTATGTGAAACCAATCAACACATTTTAGATACATATCGAAAAAATTTAACATTTGAGATGCACAGCATTAATAAATATAATATATCTTATGCAACTGAACAAAATAGATTTTCTATCGTTCATGATACACTTCATCCTTCTCTTGCGCGTGATCTAACAAAAACCCGTCAGACTATTCTTAATCAAGAATTATCTGTACAAGGGTTAACAGCTAATTCATTTAAAACTCTAAAGTCGAATATGATTGGTTATACTTCTATTTTAAAACATTTAGAGGGTAATCTGAGTAGTGTTCTGGGAACCTATCATTTTGCAACAGGATATCGATATTCAGGTGGAAGTGAACATCATACCGATGAGGGTACATTTGATGCTATTTCCGATTTACATGAAGATTCTGATTTTACGACCATGTTTCAGTATACAAGTACCATTGGACGCATTTATGGAAATTATGGAGGCATTCGCATGAACTTTACGAATTTTCTCGATTATCATAGTACTCTTTCCAGTTATTATCAGATTGTTCAAAGTACCAATCATGTGATTCAATCCATTCATCAGAGTAGTCATCAAGAATTTCATTCTTATGTTTCGATGAAATATATGGGGATTTTACCCTATGATATGATCCAAAATCAGTCATATGTCTCTAACCAAGGATTACCTGTTTCTTTTATTACGAATCAGTATGTATATTTTCCAGGAATTCATCCCTCCCATCTTCTTCCTACTGGATCAGTAAATGTATTTGGTGATGTAGTAACAGAGTGTGATGGATGTATATCAACCTGCTGTAATGAAATTACCAAACTGGTATATTCATGGTATTCTTGTATTCCTGTTGAAACCAATATTCAGTCTTTGCCCTATCGTCTTGGTATTCTTCGCTTCAATGCGAACTTTAGTATTGTAAGTACATTTACAGAAGTGGTTTCTACTTCCTTTCAGAACTACTTAATTTCTATCAATGAGGAACAGGGATTTAATAATATGGATATTTCTATGAATGAAAATTATACGATTAGCAATGAAACAACGGGTCAAGTAAAATATATTTGTGCAAAGGTACTAATGGCAAATGTTGATAATTCAAATATATCACAGGCTCTTATTCAAAATCCCATTGTGTTTGATCAGCCTCTTGGTAAATTAGATCGGTTGAGTTTTAAAATCTATTTTGATGATGCGGCAGTTACGCCTGCATGGCTCTATGTTCCATCCTATTTAGATGTCAATGAATGGAATGCGACCTTTCAAATTGAAGAAGAGATTGGATATGCCAGTGTGGATGCAGGATGGGGTGAAACACCTACTATTCCAATCCCTTGTAATCCAGATGCTATGCAATATCTTTTCTTGAGAGAACCAAATAGCACGGTAGTCGATTTGAATACCACAATAAATAATGATGCAGGATTTTCAATTGATGCTTCCTCTGGTGGAACCGCACTAAGTTTAAATACAGCATCGAAAGCAGCGGCCGCTCAAAAGCTGTCAGCTGCAGCTCAACAGCAGGCTGCAGCTACACTAGCAGCTCAACAGGCGGCTGCTAAACAGCAGGCAGATGCAGCATCACAATTCGCGATTCAACAGCAGATGGCAGCAGCAGCTGCACAAGCTAAACAGCAGGCAGACGCAGCACTCGCACTACAACAAGCTCGACAGCAGGCTGCTCAACAGCAGGCAGCAGCACTAGCCGCTGCTCAAAAGCAGGCAGCAGCAGATTTAGCAGCTCAAAAGCAGGCTGCCGCAGATGCATTAGCAGCAGCTCAAAAACAGGCAGATGCAGAAGCAGCTCGACAACAGGCAGCATTAGATCGACAACAGGCAGAAATAGATGCATTGAAAAAAGCCAATACGCCGACTAAGGATCCAGCGACGATACAGGGGCCGAGCGGGCAGCCATTCCAGCAAAAGGGTGGTGTAGGTGGAGGGCCAGGGTCGAGAGATATACAACAATAAAAAGAATCAAATAGATAGTAATGAATCACCCCCCTTCACCCTTTAATAGTCAGTTTCCATTTGAAACCGTGGAGGGAAATTTATTTACACCCGTATGTCTCCGCACACACTGGGATCCGACACAAATGCTACGACACATTTTGCCCCAACAGAAGGTCGGCTTGCCTGAAGATTTTCGTCCTTGGGTAAAGGTCTGCAAAAACTATGTCACTAGCGCTCCCACCATTCCTGCCCCCATGCCACCCAAAGATATGGTCTTTCCCATGGGAGGAGAATTTTATCCGCCCGGCCGATATGCCGCCAATATTGACAAGGAATCCGTCCTTCGCACCCTTAATCACCCATTGGATAAATGGTGCCCATCCACAAAGTACATTCCTCGTGAAACTAGCAATATGTATGTATCGGGCAGCACGGTCCCTGATCGCAAACCCATCTCCGACGCCTTTGTCTCCGAACTCGCCATGCCCCAGGCCCTTCTTCGCCGCGACATCTACACCTGCCGCTCCGAGAACGACACCAAATACTTTGAGCGCAGCGGTCGTCTCTTCAACAACCCCACCAAACAGGATCGCTATGGCGCCGACAAGTTCTATGCCCTGCCTGGCGGCGGTGCTCGCGGTGATCCCATGCCCCACGGTGGTGTCAATGAAGTCGTCCCCACACTACAAGCCGAGAAGGCCTATTGGCCGATTCCCCAACCTGGCGGCGCTCTCCCCAAAGTTCCTACGGAACTATCCGCCCCCATCGCAGGATATGGTAGTACCTATTCTCCTGGCACGCATCCTACATCTACCCATCGAGGATCGGCCCCTCCTGGTACAGGTTGTACTTCGTTTGTAGGTGTTGCCACATGTGGCTCAGCTGCTCCCGTATGGTAGAAGTGATTTCATATTGAATAATCATACCCGTCGCCATATTCATAAATCCGATGGAATCCAACGAGCGATCAAATAATTCTTCATAAGCGTACTGCTTCAATAAAAACAGTATCTTATCCTCCATACACGGCACATGTGCAGGATCAAAATAGAGCTGATAGGCACATTTATCCGTCATCATATCAAACGAAATGGGACGAATTCCATCCACTTCAAACATAAAATGAAAAGTGGGATTCTCCTGAGTCACAATCCATAATGGAACGGCGACTTCAATCGCATGAATCATTTCTTGTTGCTCGGCTTTCCGAAAATGCGAGAGAAGACTAACATGTTGATAGAGCGGGATATTACGGCCTTCTATGACCGATGGAATCGATGCTAAAAGCCACATGTCCCCCACAATATCATGCGTCTTGTTTGCCTTATCCATCATTCGATGCCAGCTAGCAAGGACATGCGGCCTTAATTCAGTAGGAACCGCATTTCGAACATATCCAAATGAAAATTCCCGCAAATCAAAACCCGTTTGACGCATCGGACGAAGTTGGCCGCGGATCTTGGCAAGAATAAGAAGTGCATGTGACATTTCTTGAACCGACCACTCCAAATGACGCATTTTCGTTTTGACATAGTTCTCCAGCTGTGCATATTCGATCGCAGGCATTTCTTGGGTGTGCTTTAAAAAGGTGTGAACCAAATGCTCTAATTCCGCCTCATACTGTTCCCAAAATTCAATGTCCTCCTTATAAATACGCAAAGTCAGGAGTGCTTCATTGATTTCGGGGGTTTGAAGCTGATCCATCTTATTTTGATAGAGCGCACACTCTCTCAGGACAATCAGCTGTAACATTTCCAGCCAGGTTTCGCGTGCATCATTTGCTTTGACCCACTCAGGAATCGAAAATAATTTGCCAAATGGATAAATGGAATCCGTATGATAGGCCGTGAGCTGCGGCACATCTCCACGGAGTCGCAGCTCATTCCAATCTGCCCCATCCAGACCGCGAATCATGTCCTCCATGCTCATGACCGATGCCATTGCCTCCACCGTGCTGAGTTTGAACGAAGACACATTATGAAATCGAAGAAAGGGACGGGGAATCTCTCGCACAAACCGCGACAGGGATCGCTCCTGGCGCGAATAGGTCATATACAGACCCTTCTTTGCGCGTGTCACCCCCACATAAAAGAGACGGCGCTCACAGACAATATCTTCATCGCTTTTTCGAGACGGAAACACATCATCATGTAGATTCATGAAAAATACAATGTCCCACTCGAGCCCCTTACTGGCATGAATGGTGGCAAGAGTAATGTTCTTTGTAGGTGTTTTTACACTCTCGGGATAATATTGTGTAAGGAGCCGATAAGGAATCCCCTTTTGATGAAGACGATCCTCGATTTTAAAGAGATCCGAATTATACCGCGAGAGAACGGCGAAAGTGAAATCAGGAAGGGATCGCCGCATTCTCTCCAGTGAATTCACGATCCAGTCATATTCGTCCATCGATCGAAAAAAGAAATGGATCTCGGGCTTTCGCCCTCCCTTCTGATTCGCCACCATCTTCTCTTTAAAGGGAAGCGTGGGAATGAATCGCATCACTGAATTAGCAATGGTTACGATGGCCTCCGTGGAGCGATAATTACGACAGAGCTGATAATCGCGCACCTCTGGGATCTTTTCGTGGAAATTCAAAATGAAATCCACAGAGGATCCGCGCCAGGTATAAATGTTCTGCGCGTCATCCCCTACAATTGTCATGGTGGCTTTTTCATGATAAAGACCTTTTAGGATTCTCCATTGAATATCATTGATGTCCTGGAATTCATCCACAATAATCGTTCGAAATCGCTTCGCCCATTTGGCACCTGGCTCCGATTCTAACCAGGCCGCCAGACGATAAGGCAACTCGTCCACAAACGGTTGGTCTCTTATTTGAGCGGGCACCTGTTCTCGTAAAATCTGCGCGCTCAGTGCATGAAAGGTTCCCGCATACATTGCCACTGGTCCAATAAGCCGATGGACACGATGGATCATCTCTTGTGCAGCAGATCGACTAAAGGAGACCAATAAGATTCGATTCGGAGGAATGCGATACTCCTCCACCAAATAGGCGATTCGTGCAGTAATGGTAGTGGTTTTTCCTGAGCCCGCCGATGCCAAAATTCGCTGATTTTCCGAGGGAGGACTCGTTACCACTTGATATTGTTCCTCATTGAGTTGAACAGACCCTTTTGTGAATTCTAACAAGTAGTCATTCATTACCCTATAGAGTCATGAATGTATTTATGTCCTGTGCGTTTGATTGAATGGGATAGAAGGCCACATTTATAGTAGAAAATGGATGGAGCCCCATTAGCATCCGTCATTCGGGAACAATTAAAAGGAACAACGGGTCTGGACTCTCTCCAATTACAGAATCATATCTACGGGTGCTTTATTATCATGGAAGACATTGCACAACAAACGGCGACGCTCACGGGAAATCAATTAGTCGGCTCCCATGCGATCCTTTCTCTGGACCAGGATTTTGATCGCATTGGTCTGCAATTTGGATTTGTCATGAACTCGAAACTGGGCTTGGCCTCCGTGAATCCTATCTATCAAGCGGAATGGTGCAAGATCTTTCGTGAGCTTTCCTCCATCGAACAAGTGGATGCCCTGGAAGATACCATCATTGAAGTGATTCATGAGTCGGTCTCCGCCGAGGATGCCTATTTCTCCCAAGCATTGGAAACGGGATCTCTTCCCCAGGAATGGCTTACTAAAATAATTGGCTTGTTGAATCCTTCCGAGAAGAAAGAGGAACCAGTTGATGAACCGCAAATAAGCGCCATTCGACTTGCTAATATTGAGAAAAATCGCCCTATCAAAAAAGGTCGTCTGGCAACAACACGCCGCAGCAAACCCGCGCCTGTGAAAACGCCTCTGGCCACAACGCGACGCCGAAAGTAGTGCGTGTCTCTTCTATCTTTTTGTTACGGCGGATGAATTAGGGTCTATCATGTTAGAATTTATATTGATTTTCAGTGTCCTTTTTTTGATTCTGACTTTCTTCTATAAACAGGCCATTTGCGAATTTCGAATCAATCAACTGGAATGGGCACAGAAAGAGAATGTCTCCACGCTCCTTCATGAAAAAATCCCACTGGTTCTACGCGGTCTTCCTACTGCCCGGTTTTGGACGGCCGCGGATGCTACCGAGCGCACCTGTTATGCCACCCTTCCCATCTTTCAGGGTACCACCTTAGTGGAATGGATGTCTTCCTCTCCTGCGGATGTCGTGTGCCCGTGGAAACACACACAGGCAGAAACCATTGCGGCTGCTTCGGGTATGGCGGTCTGGGCAAAGAAATGGCTGCATCCGATTGTTATCAATCCCCTTCTTCGACTCTGGATGTTTCCCCGCTATCACTGTTGGGCTGGATCAGTCGGTCTTCGAAGGACATTTGCTACCTGGACCTGTATCTTTCCTACAGAGGGTGATATCATTGTTAGTATTTTGCCTGAAACCGCAGAGAGTTCTCTACCCGCTTCTTGGGTGGGATGTTTTCCCTCTCAGCTCACCGCAAAAGACACGCCCTTTTTGGCGGATTTGAAATACATCGACATTGTGGTACGATCGGGAACGGCACTCTTTATGCCCGCGCATTGGTTTGTATCGTGGGTTGGCGCAGAAGGTGGCAATCGGCCGATGGTCTGCACAGTGTCTTATCATACCCCCATCAGCTATCTGGCATTTCATGCATCACCCTTTACAGTATGAGTTTAAAACAGGGGTGCGTTATAGGATTATGATGGATACCGAATCCGATACCGAATCTGTATGGGATACGGAGTGGGGGGAACTAGAGGCACAGATTCAACTGTTGGTACAAAGCCATGAAGAGGTGATTGCTTCCTTGGAGCGTATCCAGGAGTCCCTTTCTACTGAGATCTATCTTATACAAGATGGTGTATCTCATAGTTTTGAAAAGGTATTGGATGAGTTATCAGAGAAGAAAGTAGATGAGCCTTTTTGGCTGCAGGTTCAAAAGGTGATTAAGAATGCAGATTTGATCTAAAAAATTGATATCAAATAGATGATATCATGAAATGTACAATGGAAGAGTCAAAGAAGTGTTATGTACGCCAGGAAGGGGATCTATGGCGGAAAGCCAAACCCTATCAAGAAGCGGCGCTTCGCATCTATGTAGAACAAGAAGGCAATGACATTCGCATTCTTGTTCCACGCGGTGAACTTAACCCATTTATCGCCTATTTCTCCCGAATCAATGACGAAGTATGTATCTATCGAACGGAGAAGGGAAAAGAAGTGGAAATCATAATGGAGCGCCCCTCTCGTGTTGGCTATATCAATCGTGTGACGGGCTGGTAAGACAATAAAATTGAATTATATTTTTGACATATCATTATCAACACCATGGCTTCTTTAACGGACGAACAACAGTCTGTCATGGATTTCCTGCTTCGCGGCGATCATGTCTTTCTCACAGGCGGCGGTGGAGTAGGAAAAAGCTATTTGCTTGCCGCCATTGATCACGACTTTCCTGGAATGAAGCACCGATTCAGTGGGACACGGCTGCCCCGCATTCAAATGTGTGCACTAACGGGGTGCGCGGCGCTTCTTCTCGGTCATAAGGCAAAGACCTTGCATTCTTGGGCAGGAATCGGGCTCGGAAAGGGGACCGTGGGAGAACTCTATGTAAAAATTCGCAGAAATACCAAGTCCATGCGAAACTGGCTTCTCACGGACTTGCTGATTATTGATGAGGTCTCTATGATGACCGCCGAGCTATTAGACAAACTCAATGAACTCGGTAAAAAGATTCGAAAATCGACGAAACCCTTTGGAGGCCTACAGGTTCTCTTGGTTGGCGATTTCTACCAGTTGCCACCCGTTAGCCGTGGAGACGAGAAAACACAATTTGCCTTTGAATCAGCGGTATGGAAAGAGGCAGCCTTTACCTGTGTAGAACTGACCATCATTCAGCGCCAAAAAGATGAGGGATTCCAGCGCATTCTTAAAGAGGCGCGGCGCGGTGCTCTCACCAAAGAGTCCTGTCAGATTCTTCGCGAATATGAAGGGCGGGACTGGCGGTCTCAAAAGATTCGCCCCACTCTCCTCTTTCCTCGCCGATCTGAAGTAGAACTCATTAATGATACCAACCTGAAAGTCCTAAAGGGACAACGAGAAACCTTTAAGGCGCGTCTGGTCTATGATGGGAAAATGCCGAATGGCTTTGTGGAATCCGATGAAGGCTTTCAACGAGCCTTAACAAAAATGGATGCGGATGGCGCTTATTCTACACAATTGGAACTGGTACAAGAGGCGCAGGTCATGTTGATTGCAAACATTGACCCTGAGGCGGGGCTTGTGAATGGATCTCGCGGTGTTGTTGCGGGGTTTTGTCCGTCCAGCCATCTTCCTATGATCGAATTCATGAATGGGGCGCGAAAGCTGATCGGGCAACATAATTGGCCGATTGAAGACTATGAATTCTGTGCGCGATCACAGATTCCGTTACGATTGGCGTGGGCTGTTACAATTCATAAATGTGTTGCAGCGGATACACTATTATCTATTCCAAATTATGGATTATGTCCCATTCAAGAATTAGAAATAACAAACCAAAAACAGGGTACAATTTATTATCCAACTAATCAATCAATATGCGGTCTATCTGAAACTAAACAAATTATTGAGATATATAAGGGATTTGTGGAGGATGGTATTACATTAGAAACATCATTTGGATATGAAATTACATGCAGTAATCGACATCCTTTATTAACATATAATCAAGACACTCATACATTTGAATGGAAAAAAGTACCAGAAATTAAACTAAATGATCATGTTATTATTAAAAAAGGTGCAAATGTATATGGAGATTATTATCGCTTTCAATTCGTATGTAAAGGTACATATTATAATAAAAAAATAAGAATTCCAGAGTGTTTGAATGAACAATTTGGCTATTTATTAGGGGTATATCTTGGTGATGGTTCAATTAATAAAAAAACATATCGTTTCGATCTAATAAGTATGGATTATGATATTATTACAAGATGTGTTGCGATTCTAGATGAACTATTTGGAATTAAGTTAGAAATACATGAATGTTCTAACCGAAAAACAAAAACATGGCGTATCTTCTTTCATTCAAAACAACTCATTGAATTATTTGAATTCATTGGATATAAATTTGAAAAGGCTCCTAAAAAAGAAATACCTTTCATCATACTAAAATCACCATTCTCTGTACAGGCATCTGTTATACAAGGATTATTTGATACCGATGGAGGTGTATCACGCACATGTCTTAATTTCACAACAACCTCTTATGTAATGAGTAAACAAATTCAAAATATTATGCTAAATATGGGTATATTAATATCCAGACACATATTACATGAAGAAGATACAGTAAAGCATTGGAGTAGAGCATTTCGACTTACTCTTTCTGGAAAGTCAGCAATTGAATTTAATAGACAAATTGGATTCTATTGTGAGCGAAAAAAGAAGAAATCTGAATTACTATTCGTTATTAAAAATAAATTACGAAAAGATAATAACTCACAAACATTTGAACTTCCAAATGGAGCATCACTGCTAAATAATCTTAGAAATGAAATGTATAATGGAGTAAAACGACTAAATGTAGTAAAAACACAAATAACAAAAATGGGTCGTAAATTATTATCATCTCTTATTACCAAAAAACAAAAATTAAGATGTGATTCAATTAATGTATTGCTTCAATCCATCACAAAAATGGATCAATATCCTACTGGAAAGTTCTTAACATTCATTCATGATAATGGAATCATGATAGACACGATTAAATCTATGGTAACGGTTCCAAATATACAAATGTACGATATTGGTGTAACTCCACATAATACATCAGGTTATCTGCCAGATGGGCATGACTTTATTGCAAATGGATTTGTGAATCATAACTGTCAAGGATCTACATTGGATTCTGCCCTTGTTGACATTGGCGCGGGCAACTTTGAATACGGTCAGGCCTATGTGGCACTCTCTCGTGTTCGCTCCCTGGAGGCGCTTTTCGTCCATGACTTTGACCCCGCGGCCTTTCGCGCCCATCCCACCGTTCGCGCCTTTTACCAGAAAATGGCAGTGGCATCTATGGATCCAGAGGAGCGCGATCGTATTCGCTCTCAGGCTGCCGTCACTTCTGAGGAGCGATCGATTGTTGCAGAGCCTTCACGACCTGTTCAGGCGATTCATGTCATTAAAGAGCCAGAAGTGAAGCAAACGGCAGAGCCAAAAGAGCCTGTGATTGAACCAGGTACCCAGACAAATTGGCTCTATGATTCGGTACCTGATGGCTGGAAAGGAATCCTCTATCCATGTCACGAGAAGCTTCTCGAATTGTCCCAGTTTCTCTCCACCAAGACCTTCTTTCCTCCCAAGGAACATATCTGGTTTGCCTTGGATCAGACACCACTATCCTCCATCAAAGTCGTGATCCTGGGACAAGATCCTTATCCCACCCCTGGAAATGCACATGGTCTTGCCTTCTCCGTTCTTCCCGATGTCCGACCCCTCCCCGCCTCTCTCAAAAACATCTATAAAGAGCTTGCCACGGATCAAGGGATTGTTCCGCCCGCTCATGGATACCTGGCCGGCTGGGCCAAACAAGGGATTCTCCTTCTGAATACGGTTCTTACTGTTGAGGCTGGCGCACCCCAATCACATGCTAAAATCGGCTGGGAAGAGGTAACCGATCAGATCATTCGTGCCATTGCGGCACAAACCAGACAGGT